CGTCAAGCAATGCAAGAGAATGCGACCCAAAGACCGAGGTTTATTCGTTACGATTGAGGTGAAAAATCGTGACCCCCTTCAACCAAGCGTGGGCCTTGCTCAAGATGCCGCCAAAGCCTGATTTCCCATACTATGGCGACCCTGAAGAATTCTATATGCAGCATTCCATTATTCCAAGAAATGAGCATGGTCCTGCTGTGTTAAACATATCGGCAACTCAAGGGTTAGAGGCTTATGACCAAAAACCAATGAACTATGGAACTGCCAGTTTTTACGTTCATGAAGATAAATTAGTTCCACGTACTGCCCAAGTGAAACCTGCTTTCAGGAGAGGAGGTATTGCAACCGATATGTACGACCATGCCGAAAAAGTCACAGGTTTACCAGTTGCAGATGAGGCGGTCGCTCAATCTGAAGCCGCCGAAAAATTTTGGGATGCTCGTAGAGAAAAGACTGGTGCAGAAAAACCGGACTGGAAACAAGACCCGAACTGGAGAAGGGGTTTGTACAAGCCACCTAAGATAAAAATACGAAGATAGAATCTTCGATAAAGTACAGTGAAATCGAAACTCCAATCACTAAAATCCACTGTGATAAATCCCACAGTTGTTTTTTGATTGACCCCATAATTAACCCCATGAAAGCCTCGGATATCATAATGTCGAGGCTAAGAAGGGTTTATTTATATATCATGTGTGGGGTTTTTACTGATGACCGCTTTTAATGAGGCATGGCTTTTGCTTAAAACACAGCCATCGGGTCTAACGTTTTCTTTGGAAGAGAAGAATACTATCTTCACTACCCTAGTGAAAATGATGAACAGCGGAGACGTTGCTCTACAAGAGGAAGCAGAGATGCTTTTCGCCCGATATGTTGATTTGCAAAGGTAACTTCCGGGGTTACATGGCTGACTCAATCCGACTTTACGAAGTAGGAATGAGGGATGGCCTTCAAACAATCGAAAAAGAGGTCACTACGGACCAAAAAGTAGCCTTAGCGGAGATGCTAATCAAGGCTGGGTTAGATAAAATTGAGATTGGTAGTTTCGTTCACCCAGCCCTCGTACCACAAATGAGAGATACAGACGTGGTTTTTACTAAACTTGTTGAAAATCTCGATATTGTGCCCGAAATTGCGGCTTTAGTACCCAATCGAGAAGGATTAGAGCGTGGTTTAGAAACCGAAATAGAATATTACAACATCTATTTTTCTCCTTCCGGTGAATTTAATGCCCGAAATCTAGGAACACCGTCATTAGACCGAATTTTTGAGAGATATGAAGAAACAATTCTAGGAATGCCGCCTTCTTTCATTCGGGCTTACATCAGTTGTGCCTTTTCTAGCCCGTTTGAAGACTATGATGATGCTTCATTTATTGAAATTTTAAACTGGTGCAGTGGAAAAGTAGGCACAGTCGTGCTCGCAGACACCGATGGCTCCGCAACTCCAAAAATTGCAGTTGAAAAAATTAAGTTAGCAAAAACTGTATTCGATAATGTTGCTGTTCACTTTCACAAACCATCAGCAAAACGTGTTGGATTTGAAGATTTACTCAATGCCGCCTATCTTTCCGGTGTTAGAGAGTTCGATTGTAGTGTTGGCGGGCTGGGCGGTTGCCCATTCGTGCCGGGAAGTTTTGGAAACTTGTCTACTCAATTTGCAGTAGACTGGGCGAATGACTACGGTATTCCACTTGAGCAAAAGATAGACAATGCAAAATTAGAGGCTGCTGAAGTTTATTTGCAATCAGTAATTAAAATTCCACTTGCAGAAAGAGCAAGAAGATACATCTCACGAAAATTGCGTGGTGTTAATATTAGCCCCTTCTCGCATTAATTGGCGGGATTCACCGGCTAATCGTTGGTACGCTGCCCTATTTTCTGCTTCTTTTTGAGCCATTTGTTGCTCATTTCCAAAAGGAGTTTCTTTCATTGTCCTTGAAAGAGCAGATGAAGCCGCTTCTTTTGGTTTATTCAAAATTCCAATTAAACCGCCAGCGCCTTTCGACCCTGCTGTTGCACCAGCACCCGCTCCAACACCAATTCGCGCTGCGCCTGTTGCTGCCCCAGTAGTAGTCATCGCTCCACCTGTTGCTGCTGGGGCGGCAAGGGCTAGTGCTGGGGCGGCTTTCAGCACCAACACCTTGCTCATGACCTGTCGAAGAAGGGAGAAATCTAAGAACTTACCGTTTTTCCTTCGGCTCGTTCTGTATGAGCGGAGAAGAGTTCTCTCTTTGTTATGACCTTTTGAAAGGTCAATTCGGATACAAGAAAGAATCTTATGTTTCTCAGCGACCAAAAAAGGTAGCACGAGCCAAAGTTCAAAGGATGGCGAGAAAGGTTAAAACCAAGAAAGCCAAAGCGAAGTACAAGCGGGACTTGGCGAGAGGAGCAGTTAGACCAAAAATGAGGAGACAAACAGGATTAGTAAGGGTGGCAAGACAACGATGACAGCAGCATTCGATTTAGCATGGAATTCTTTGAAAAAAGCATGGTATGACGAAGTTGATGACCCTTATCGTGACCCTAAAGAACTTCGTGAATCCGATTTCCCACCGGGCACTTCTGCTGCTGAAAGGATGGCTGTCGCTAGAAGAAGGTCAGAATCCGACCCCGGTCAAACCGAAAAACCTGAAATTAAAGATGAAGAAGAGAAAAAGAAAGATAAAATGTCTCAACTTGCAAGATTAATGATGGAGCGTGACCGCAATGCCTGAAGATAAGAAAAAGCCCGGAATGGCCTTAGTCATTTCAGTAACTAAACCTAGCCCAAAAAAGCCTACAGAAACTGCTACTCCTGATAAAGATAAAAAGGAAAAAATGGAAACTCTATCCCATTTAGGTGAAATGCCTGAAGGTACTGCCACACTTTCTCCTGATTATGCTGCTGAAAGAGCAAGAGTCGGTAGAATGCCGACTCCGGGTGGGGCTTTGTCTAGACAGAGAGAATTAGAAAGGCAAAGAGCGGCACGAGAGGCTGCATCCTTGGAGAGAGGAAGGCGAATTTTTGCACCAAGACCTGCAGTTAGGAGTCAATTGCGGGCATTTGGCTCTTCTTCGGATGATGATGACTTTGAAACTGGTTCTGCTGCCCCAACTATACTAAGGTCTGAGGCTTTTGACTTTGCATGGTCTATTTTGAAGACACAATGATGTGGTGAAAATGACTTGTGAATGCGGCCATTGCCACGCAATGGATACCGTATGGGATGGTTTGTACAAAAAATTGTGCCCTGAAGGTAAAGCCGCTGCTAAAAGAAAATTCAAAGTTTATCCATCTGCTTATGCAAATGGGTGGGCGGTTCAGTATTGTCGTGGGAAATTCAGGGGGAAAAAGAAGAAATGACCCACGTAGCAATAACAAAGGCGTGGAATCTTCTCAAAGGTAAAGAGGATGCACCTAATTATCGTAAAGCATCAGGCTCAAAAAATTGCGGAAACTGTAAAGTTTGGGATGCTTCTGCTACTAAAGACCCTGAAACTGGTTATTGTAAGATGTACGATTTTAACTGTAGAGCCGACCATGTTTGCGATGCTTGGGTCGGTGATGAGTAGTGACAGAAATACTTGTCAAGAATCTTAATCGTTGGTTCAAAGAAAAGTGGGTAGATGTATCTAGAAAAGATAAGGATGGAAAACATCCACCTTGTGGGAGAAGTGAAGCGAAAACATCCAGTAAAGGATACCCAAAGTGTAGACCTTCTGTTAAAGTCAGTAGTAAAACTCCTAAAACTTCAGGTTCAATGAGTGCTGGGCAAAAACAAGCGGCCACAAAAAGAAAGAGAGCAAAGAAGCAAGGTGTCGGTGGAAAACCCACTATTGTGAAACAACAACAAAAACTACCTTCATCTTTAACTCAAGGTGCTACTATCAGCCCACTTACTGCCGATAAGTGGTTCAAGAAGCCGGTTTCACAACCAACACCTAAACCTGCTGACACTTCTACAACTCAAACATCATTAACAGAATTTCAGAAAGCATTTGATTTTCTTAAAGAACGTAAATCCCCTGAAGCCAAGCGGCATAAATTGGAATACGACAAGAAATACGAGTCTAGCCCGGAACGAGTAAAATATCGAGAGGAACTCAATCGTGAGAGACGACGCAGGGGCATCTATGGGTCAGGTGACCATATGGATGTGAGTCATACCCAAGGTGGTAAATTAACTCTTGAGAGTGAACACGCAAACCGGGCTAGGCATTTCAAAGACCGTGGAACTCTCAGAAGGTAATAATCCAATTGTCTAATGTATAGTATAGACTTTACATATATATTATATCTTATGTATATACTATACATCGGATTATTGGATTCTTTGCTAGAGTTCTGTTCAGAACCTTTATGATGACCCCTTCGGTGGCCTCAGTCGAGGTCAAAGTATGCAGGGCGATAACAACGACTCAGAAATTAGGCTGATGGGGCTTATCATAAGCCAATCAGCATTGATAGGTGTAGCAGTTGCTATTTTCGATAGTAGACTGTGGTTAGTAAACGATGAAACGTGGATGAACGGAGTGAATTACGCTATGGGGGCTTTCGCTGTTCAAGGACTGGCTTATTACTTGTTTAAGATGTTCTTTGAAAGAAATCTAAGAGAAAGGGCAAGAATAACAGAATTCCAAAGGCAACAGCAAAATCGGTTCAAAAATATTCAGGTTACATTTGACCAACGCCGTTCTGATATGGAATTGAGAAGGCAAGAATTAGAATTAGAAAAAGAACTTAGATGGATGGAACAGAATCCTGACCAAGTACCTAGTTCATTTAGTCCGAGCATGAGGGATATCAATAACCAATCAAATCTAGGTTTAGATTACCATTCCACTCTAAACCCATCTTTGGTTTCAACTAACGAAGAGGCATACCAATGGGCTTTGCAAAATCCAGTTTCTAGCACACCTAACAATACACCTGTTCACAAAGCCAAAGTTACTGAGTCGAAGTCACTTGGAGTTAGCGAATTAAACAACATGGCTGACGAACTTTCAGACATACCATTGAAAAAAGATGGCACACCTGACTTGAGATATAGCAAGAATCGTGATTGAGCATGGGGAAGATTTTCAAAACACCAAAAGACGACTCCGTTGAAGAAACGCTACGTGCTATGCACTTAGCAAATACTGTAGATAACGTCTACGAATGGGGTTATGGTTGGGTTAGAACAATAATTGTCAGTGTAGCGTCTGTTCTTACTGTTAGTGCTACTGAATTATATTACGATGTTTCTCTTTGGTCTATGACAGTTGAGTGGTTTTTCCAGCAAGTAGCAGATTTTGGTAATTGGTTAGTAGACTTAGTGAGTTGATATTATGTCCATGACGGGCAGTGTACTCATTGGTGCAGCCCTTTGGGGTCAGAATCTCTATAATTCTTGGAAACCGAGGTCAGTTGCTGTTTATGGGACAAGTATGGTTGGTAAAACAACTTTAGACAGTTATCTTACTACTCCGGGTGAAATGGAGGAAATTTCAGAAGATGAAAGAACAGAGCATTTCAAAATTCTAACTAGATACATTTTACCGAGGGCTACTAAAAAACGAGTTCATTGGAAGGGTGAAAAAAGAGTTGTAAATTCAGCAGATATTGGTGGTCAAGAGAGATATTGGAATTTATGGGTTGAAGATATGGTATCTCGCCAAGTTGAGGCTGTTGTCTATATGTTTGACGACCGGGCTTTTAAAGGAGGTATGGAAGGAGTTGAGCAAGTTGCGGGCTTCAAATTCTTAGTTGATACTTTGATTAAAAGAAATTATCGCTACCGAACCCTAAAAAGTAGATGGCGAGGTAAAAGATATTCTCCTAAAGTTATCATGTTAGTTGGGAATAAAGCAGACCGATTTTTCGATGAGAACGCTGCAATGCTTTGGCAACAGGGAAGAATTGGGGAACACAAGATTTTCGACCCATTTCGTGATGACTTAATTAGATTACAAAAAGCAGGTATTAGAACAAAACGTTCCTTTATGGCTACAAGAATTGGGTGGAATGTGGAAGTAACCATGCTTGATTTATTGTCCAGTTGATAATTATCCTTTTGAATGACCCCACCAATATCCTTTTGAAGAACTAACATCTCGGTGATACTATGGCTAGAGTAAAAAACGACACCACCCTCGTAGCCACAGGTGGTGGGTCGAATAGTCTACGCTCTACAGTTCCAATTTGGATTATAGAGCAGTTTGACTTGAAACCCGGCGACCGATTAACGTGGAAGTTGGATATAGAAAATGGGGACTTTTGTATCAAAGTGAATCCAGTAAAGGATGTGTGAGACGATGAATATACCTTTTTCGGGTGAAAGTCAATACACAAACTTAGGATTTTCAAATGATGCTGCACTTATGGCTTTAGCAGCACAAGGTAACCCACAACTGACTAGAGCAGTGTTGATGGAACAGGCTGCTGCTCAAAGGGAAATGCAACAAATCGCAAATCAAAGAAATCTTGAAGTTCCAAAAGTTAACTTCTATCCAAGCACTCACGCCAATCCTAGAAAGGCTAGAAGTCAAGATATTAGACAAGCATATCGGCTTTTGAGACCAACAAAGCGCTTCCTTTTCTCTCCAAGGAGAATTTTTGGCTCAAAATATCTCTACAACAAGCAATCTCATCTTTGTGTGGTTGATGGTTGCGACTGTAAAGAATTAATCCAGTATGATAATCTCTATGCAAAAATATGTGATGATGAGACTGGCCGAAGTCTTTGGGATATGTACTGGCAAAATCCTGTAACTGGAGAGGCTGAAGCGTTTTTGGCTATGGACAAAGTTACTAGTGGAAGAAAAATGAGGGGTACTTATTGTCCTGAACATCTCCATTTATTCCATCTTCTTTGTAAGTGGGAAGCCGAAGAAGAAAAAGAAAATGAAATGAAACCTTCTAGATTTAGAGATAAAGTGAAACAAGGGGTCTCAATTGTTACCGTCCCAGTTAGTATTGTGAAAAAGGACGAAGCGCCTGTTCCTGAAATGCTACAAAAATACGAACCATTTTTTGAAATGCTTGAACAAGATTCAAGAAAAACTAGTGGTATAAATATAATTCATTACAAGAATCCTGAAACTGGTATGAATGATTTAACATCGGTCCATTTTGACTTAAGAATATTCCAAAAAGAATTGATGCAAATGAATCAACCTACACCTGCTTTCCAAGAAATCTTGAATCAACAGGCTAATGAGGCGACCCCCCCTGTGCCTCCACAACAACCACAATGAGGTGAGAAGAAATGGTCGGACTTTTTGGTAATAATCAATCACAACAATTAGCGTCAAATTCACTTAACCTAAGCCAAACTGGTGCTCCTATGGGTGCTGGTATGAACGGTTTTGCACAACAACCTATGCAAAATGGTATGGCTGGAAATCCTATGATGCAGGGTCTTTTCGGTGGAATGGGGTATGGAGACCAGTACAATCAATACTCTAACGCTCCAGTAACACCTCCTTCAGATAGTGAAATTTTGGATGCAATGTTGCAAACTTTGAACCCGATTGATAAGTTCTTTGTGAGTCAACAAATGCCTGTATTCATTGATATGGTAACCAATATCATGACATTTTCTATACTAAATGTTTTGAAAAACTCTAAATTTTCTTTAAATGAAGAGGATGGAAGTTTAACTTTAGATGTTACTTCTCTACCTAGCGATTTACAAACTTTGAGTGCAGAAAATATTGTTGCACAATTATCTAACCTTCAAAATCAATCTAATGGAATTATCCAAAACGCTGAAATGAAAAGGCAACAAATCTTAGCAGCAGCCAATCAAAGTATGCTGCAAGGTGCTCTTGGTGCTGCTTTGGAAAATCCGGGTATGATGGAAAGCATGGGTAATGCATTAGGTTCAACTGCCCGGTCTTTGATGTTTGGAGGTAGAGCATAATGTTAGATAATAACCCTTTAACTGTAATCCCTAATCAACTGACAAATTTATCATTAGATATGTGGAGTCCAAAAAGAAGTGTAGTCATTGATATGATTATGGTACAACTAATCAGTTTGATAGTATTGATGGTTGCAGTTTTGTTGTTTAAAGGGAACTCTTTGAACACAAATGAGGCTACTTTTTTCATATTTGGTTTGTTCACGTCTTTGGTATTTTTATCCGCTGTTTACGGCAGAATAACACAGATGCAGAATTAAGTTTATTGGGCTACCCCTCATAAGCGATACTAATGAGTGATAACGCTCGTGTTTCTAAACGCTCTTGCGCCTTCTGTCAATCAGAAGAAAGAGACGCTTTGGAAGCATCGCTTTTGGCTGGTGAATTTTCAGCAAAACAGTTAGACAAAGATATGGGTTGGAGGGCGAATACCGCTGACCGACATTTTAGAAATCATATGGGTGAATACCATATGGCTGCTAATCCTTCTTGTGTAATTTGTTCTCATCCTGAACGTGCTAATTACGAGAGTCGTTTTTTCGCTGATGGTAATGAAATTGACAGTATAGCCGATGAATTAGAGGTTGCTGAGAATACGGTTTACCATCATATGAAACATCACTTCCAACCTTTAGTTCAAAAATCAGCAGCAATAGAGGTTGCTTTTTCTGTAGGTCAGGAACTTAATCTTCTCAGAAGCAATGCTGAGCGGTTAAATTACAAGTTATCAGAATTACTTTCTGAAGGTTCAGTTCATGAAGACGGTTTTGTTCGTGATGCTGTATCTCTTCACAAAGAAGTTCGTGAAACTGTGAAAGATTTACTCAAATTTAACGACCAGTGGGGTGGAGATACCAGCGAGACAACTGTTAATCAAACGATTAATGTCCTTAAGGTCGAACTCGCAAAAGAAAGTCCTGATAGTTGGAAACGAATTAAGGCACAATTGCTTGAAAATACTGGAGGTGAGACTTTTGAGGCCGATTTACATTGATGAGTTATTTGTTGCAAACCACCCCGGTTTCCAACTTCTAAATAATTATCCAATCATAAATGAAAAACAACTTCCAACTTTCTTAGATTATGTTTCTCTTGTATTCCAAAAATTCAATTCATACGTTGAAAGGTCAGAATATGGTTTGCATTTTGGTGACCAAATTGTTGACTTGATAGAGATGTTAAGAGCGCTTTGTGAGACAGATGAGCCGGAAATTGTTTTCAATGTTAGGGCCGAATTAAGGAAGACAATTCCACTTGTTCAAGATGAGTTATCTAAGATGGGTAAGTGCTTTACAAGCCCTTCTTCCATTCAAGACTTTTATGAAGACATAGCCAGTGCGCTATACCGCTCTTCGATGTACATCATGGGGGATTCTATCTATGACTGAAGGAATGATGGGAAGGGGTTCTGATACCCGAATCTACAATCCTAGGTCAGAATCGTCATATATGTTCAGAAATAATGGCGAAGAAGACAACTATTCTCCTTCAGACCCAAGGTATGCTGACGCTGAAAAAGAGAAGAAGCAAAAGAAAAAAGAAGAGCAGGAGAAAAAAGAGAAATCTCGTAAGCATATCAAGGTTAAACCCAAGATGCTTAGAGAGTTTGAAGAAGACGAAGATGAAGAAGAAGACCGGGATGATTCAGAAAAAATAGATGCTGACCGTGAGTTACATTCTCAGACTGGCGCTGCTGGAAATTTTGGCTATCTTTCAAGTCTCGCTGGTGGTGCAAAAGGGCCGGGTGCTGCTCGTGGAGAAATGGTTGCTATGAGTGAACCAATGGAACACGCTTGGTCTGAACTACTCAAAGCCTCCAAAAAAGAAAGAGAAAAAAGAATGAAGCAGGAGGCTAGAGCAAAAGGAAAGCCAAGCACTGGTGAATTCAAAAAACCAAAAGGCGGTTACAGCCCTAAAAGTGCAACTTCTAGAAGAGCCAAAGCGCTTAGTCGTTCATTAGGTGGCTCAAAGAAAACAGGTCTTGGTCGAGCGCATCTTGCTGTAGAGATGAGTCACCGTGGTATCAAAACAAAACAACCAATGCGATTAGAAGACCCTCGTAAATATCAAAGATTCCAAGCACAACAGGCTTCTCGTGCTCAACAAGGTCAAATTAGAACACAACCTACAACCCCACAAATTACTCAAGGATATGGTTATTCAACAAGAGGAATGCCAAAACCCAAACTAAAACCACATAGACCACCACCAATTCAACCACCTACTATTGCAGGAGCGCCACATCTTGCTATGAGTGGGGCATCTCAAGTCGCTATGAGTTTTGATGATTTCAAAGGAAGTGATATTCAAAAAAGGTATGATTGGGCTACTGTTCAAGAATTACGACACTTATTGAATAGAACCAAGAAGTTATTGAGAGAAAAGGAGCAAAAGAAGAAAGGATATGGTACTAAAGATACAGGTGGGGGAGGCTCAAATCTTCCAAAACATCCTGAAAATGGACCAAAACAAACCACACGACCGGAGGGTGCAACGGAAGATGCTAAGACTGACCCAAGGCATTTCGGCTTAGATTCTACTGGGCATGATGTAGGTCGTGGAGGTAGAACTGCTTGAGATTAATCAAGGGTTTTCGTGGCCGTCTTCTATTGAAGGGTGATGGTAATCATGGAATTCATCCGGTCACTGGTGAAATTTTCTATTACGGAAATCACCCTGAAGAACTAATGTGGGGTAATCACGAAGACTCTCATGAGAATGGTTTTGACCGACCGAAATTTTCACATTACGGGAATCTTGGTGTCCCAAAAGGGCAGTGGGGTAAAGGAGAACACGGTGAACACGTTTGGCGAGACGAATTTGGTATAGACCATATGCATGGAATAGATGGTGTTATTCGTAAAGTCGGTAATATGTTGGGGAGTTATGGAAAACAACAAATTCCAAAAGAAGTAGTTCAAGAGGCTATTGATAGGTACAATAGTGAAAGAGCAAAAAGAGGCGATACTGGTCATTTGCTACCTGATGTAGATAGCCCTGAATGGCGACAACTTCGATATGGTGATTTTCAAGCCGGTAAAAACAAAGAAGAAGCACTCGGTATGAGAACACATGGTTCTCATGGGAGTGAAGAAGAAGGCACAATTCAACATGATAAACTAGCAACTGTTTTCACAAATAGTCATGAACATCCAGTTTTAGGTAGATTTGGTGAAACATATTCCATACCTTTTGCCCACTTTTTGAAAGATGTGCTTATGGAAAGCGGTTTACAATTAGGAAAGTATGATGAAGGTTTAACGCATCACTACATTGGTGTAGATGATTTATCTGTAAATCCTGAAACTGGTGTTCCAGTAGGCTCACGAAAAAGAGGAGGTGCTGGAAAACAACTCGGTCCAAGTGGAGAAATGTCCGATGAGTGGATGAAAAGGATGAATGTTAATCAACCTGACATGGCTGTTGGTGAAGTACACCCTTGGCAAGTTCTTCATCATTTACCTGATGTATTTTACAGAAAAGGTGGGGGAGGGAGGCCTACTAATACTGCCCAGTTTGCAAAGACTTTACTTTCTTTAGACCAAAGTAAAATGCCTCCTGAACTATTAGAAACTCCAATTCTACAAGATGAAGGTGGAGTTGTAACATTAAGAGATGCATTAAGTAACGAAACTTATGCTAATGCCGCTGTGAGAAAATTAGCGCAAACCCCTGCGATTCTCCATCTATTGATGGGTGACGCTTCACAAGGTATTACTGGGCAAGTCGTGAATTTTTTGAAAGATTCAATTCAAACTCCTGAAGATGCAATGGACTATAATCAATTCAGAACTCATGTAAAAGCGGGAGAAATTACTACTGATTATCAACGCTCTAGAGGGAAAAGAAGTCAAGAGGCCGCTGCTGATTTGTTTGCTTTTGCTAATTTAATGGGGGAAGACCCCGAAAATCCCGGTGTTAGTAATTTGAAAAATGCAATAGAACATGACTATAATCTTCACGAAGATGTAGAAGGGCAAGAAAATTTAGCAATTGCTTTTGCTAATGCTCTATCTCATCATCATGGGCATGAACCCCAGCGGGGAGTTTTATCCGCAGAAGAAATGCCTTCTACCGCTCACGCTGGTAGAATGAGTTCGGGTGTAGCAAGGCAGGATTTCCCTCAACACGTTCAAGATTACTATATTCATACTCATAATCCAGTTGCATCTAAACAAACTGCACCCGCACCTGCACCCGCACCTGCACCCGCACCTGCACCCGCACCAAGAGAAGAGGCGAGATTAGCACCGAGACCACCCGCTCCTGCTCCTGCTCCTGCTCCTGTTCAACAACCTGTTCAACAACCTGCTCAACCTTCAGATGCAGAACTTATGGCAGCGAGAAGAGCATTCCAATATGCAACACCTCAACAAGCAAGAAGGGTCTACGTTGCTAGAACTGGATTAGGGCAAGAAGGTAGAGCGGCCCCTGATTTCACTTCTCCTGAAGCCCAACAAAGATTAGCCGCGTTTCAAAGTGCAATAGCAGACCCGTATCAACAGACTCTTACTCCTTTCATGAAAAGTGAAGATGCTCAAAATCGTTTGATTAAAGCGATGGAAAATATTCAGATGAAGGCTGCTAATCTTAATCCTGATGTCAAAAAATTACTCCCTAGTTCTTCTTTGAATATGAATAAGGAAGAGGATATCTCCTATATGGCTCAGAAAATGGGCATAGCGAAAAACGACATTAGAACTATTTTACTTTCAAAAGGAGATTGGCAGAGAGTTTCAAATACTTTTGATATCAACCCAGTTATTGTAAAAGCCGTTAAGTTGGCCTTCAGAGGTGATTCAAATGAGTAAAATTCTCGTTTTGAAGAATGAAGCCCCTCCTGTTGGTGCTGGTAATAGTATGCTAAGTGATTTGTTTGGTGGGGCTATTGGAAGCCTCACAGGGGCACAAGTTAGGCAACGTGCTGAAAAATTAGGGCTTACAGAACCTGAAAGAGAAAAATTTACCGCTGCTCAAAAAAGAGCAAGAATTCTTGCTAATCTTTATGGTGCAGGGAGAGGTTTGAGTTACTTAGGTCAAGGGTATTTACGAGGTAGACCTAGACCTATTGAGTCTATTATGCAAGGTGTACAGGGTGCACAGATGGCAGGTGCATCAGTTGAACCCGTATTAACTAGAAGGACATTATCTAATATTGAAGCGGCGAGAGAAGGACAAAGAGACGAATTTGGTAGGGTAGCAGTAAAACAACCAGTAGAAGAAATGTTTAGGCCTCAAACGCCTGCTGAAACAAGACGCTATACTACCCAAGAAGGGCAAACTACCTTTTCACCTGAAATTACAGGCGGGCTACCATCTTTGAGCCAGCCGACAGTTGAAGCGACACCTACTATGACTAGTAAAGAAGTGGGTGTTTTATCACAAAGACCTACAGCCAATTTAGCAGAACCAACAGTAACACCACAACAAATGCGAACACTTTTGGATGAGTATGATAAATCTAATTTTCAAGATAAAAAAGACCAAGCGCAACAAAATCAACCTGATTTAACTGGTGGTGCTAGTGGCTCATCAATTATGGGAGGTTAATTGAGTGGCCGAAGATATGCAAGACTTTATCCAGCAAATGGATAGAGAAATGAGCAAGAAGTCATTCAATTATTTTTTCACAGAAATTTTAGGTTTTGAGTTAAGTTGGCATCACGAACAGTGGGGTAAAGGGTTAGATTCTAACCGATATTATTGCGTTAAAGCGTCTCGTGACCACGGTAAATCTGTATTTTTCATGTCTTATGCGCTTTGGTTAGCGGCATTTAACCCGAAAACTCACGTCATGATTTTTTCACACTCTTTAGAGCAGACTCTTGAGCATATGCGTTTTATTAGAAATAATATCGAAGGAGCAGATTGTCTTCGCTCACTAAAACCTGAAGGAAAACCTTGGGCGAAGTCATACTTTGAGTTCTCAAATGGCTCTCGTATTATGGCTAAGTCCGTTGGTGGTGCTACTCGTGGTTTCCACCCTGATGTTGTGGTTTGTGACGATATTCTTTGGGGTACTACTGGAACTGAGTTGCAAAGAGCGGCAGACTGGTTTTACGGTGTACTACTTCCTGTTCTTCACCATTCTAGTCGTTTAATGATGGTAGGAACACCTTTCTCGTACAACGATTTGTACGCAGAATTAGAAAAGAAAGAGACTTTTACTGTTGAAACATATCCTGCTATTAATTCCAAAGGAGAGGCACTTTGGCCTTCTAGATGGAATCTTGAAGCATTAGAAGAACGAAGATTATCCATGCCAGCGATTCAGTTTAGCCGTGAGTATCTGTGTGAACCGATTCATGATGTAGCGAGTATGTTCCCAATGGACATTTTAGAAATGGCTAGAGATGAAAATTTGACTCTTATGGAAAGAGCAGAATCCAATTATAATGAAGAAGGAGAGCCTGATGGAGTATGGGGTCAGCATTTCATAGGTCATGACCCTGCAATTTCTTCTGATAAGAACGCTGACTTTACTGCCATGACTGTTATGCGTATGTTACCCGATGAAGATGTTAAGCAAATTGTTCATGTAGTGCATGAAAGAGGAATGTCTAGCATGGCACAAAAAAGAATGATGGTTGTTTTAAATAATAGATTTCAACCTGATTTAATAGAATTAGAAGGTAACAATTTCCAACGTATGCTTGAAGCAGAAATGAGGGAAATGGCTGCTGATATGCCGATTAAGGTGTTTATGACAACCCGCACAAAGAAAGAATCTCTATTCATGTCTTTACTATTAGCCTTTGAGCAAGGTCATATTAAAACACCATATGGTGATGAGAAGAGTCGAGAATATACTCATAAATTAGAACAAGAATTAAACCGATTTGGTATGCAGAAAAATGGTCGTCTAGAAAGTGTTGGTACTCATGATGACTTGGCAATGAGTATCGCTTTAGCAAATTGGGCTACTAAAGAATTCAAAGGGTCAGTTGTACTTCTTGACGATGTTTTACCGGGCATTGACGATTGGTATGGTGGGGCTACAAAAGCAAATTCAAGTTGGATGATACCGTAGGTGATTAAATGGATGCATTTGAGGAAAGTTGGGAATTTTTGAAATCTAAAAACAAGCCATTTCATGGATATAATCCTAAGAAACACGCAAAGACTGGTGGCTTAAGTGCCAAAGGTAGAGCACATTTCAAAAGAACAACAGGTGCTAATCTCAAAAGACCTGTAACTAAGAAACCGAGTAAACTCAAGCGTGGTAGTAAGGCCGCAAAAAGAAGAAAGTCATTCTGTGCACGTATGACTGGTGTTAAAGGGCCGACAAGTAAAAAGGGTAAATTAACGCCGAAAGGTGCAGCACTAAAGAGGTGGAACTGTTGAATTTAACTATAATCGAAGAAGAAAATATCAATACGACATGGTGGAGATAGGAACATACATAAAGGTCATTTAAGGGGTCAATTAGTATGTGGGGTAGCGCATTTCTTGAAGACTCCTATCCTATCGAGAAATCCCAACCCGAAAAAGAAACACCAGTAGTAATAAAACAATCATTCTTTTCTAATACAGGAGAAGGGTGGTTTGAGACACATTTAGGGTGTAGTGCTGCTGATTTTGTGGATAAACTACGCAAAATGCGTAGAATTCACAAAGATGCAAAATACGACATTGACGATGTGATTTCTGATATTAGATTACTCAAAAGGTTAGAAGTAGAGGCTACATTGAACCAAATTCCGTGGGCAGAAGAGCGACAACAAACACTTCGTAATTTAGGATTAAGCGATAGAGATTTGAAAAGTCTAAGAAGATTTTCAGATTCTAGAGAAGTCGGACTCGTCAAGGCTTGTTTGCTTTGGGAAAAAGCAGATGAAACTCTCAAAACTTTAGATGAATTTGAAGATGTTTGGGGAGAAGAAGAGCAAAATGCATGGGCTAGTGCTATGAAAATGCGTACTGAAGCCCGAAAAATGTGGAAAACATCTCTTCATCAAATAGATAAATTAAATCAAAAAGACCGTGAAACTATAGAAAAATCCGCAGAAGTTCTTCAAATGAATGGACCAATGGGTTCTCGTGCTATATTTGAATCTCTTACAGATGAGAATATTCTCCATAAAAGTATGACAGCCTCCAAATTATCAAAATTACTCCAAATGTATGGAGAAGAAGTTGATGTGACGCAGGGTGTGAAAAAGGGCACTTTTGTGAAGATGGACAAAAATGGTCTTATTCTGAAAGACCCTTTTGCTTATGCAGCAGGATTCTTAGACGCTGACGGATACATTACAATTACAGGTCGTGGTGAGCCAAGAGCAGGTTTCGTTGCAACTGGGCAAAGAGGTAAGGCTCATTGTGAACAATTACACAAAACTCTAGATTGTGGAGTTCTACAATTAGACCAAAAAATATCTAAAACTAGCAACAGAACGCAGCATAGACTACAATTTTACTCCAAAGGGGATATTGAGAAATTACTCAAATCTATACTCCCGCATCTAAAAATGAAAGACGTTCAAGCAAAGGCTGTTTTGCAATACATCCATGAAGAAGACCCTCTTCGTAAGACAGAATTGCAGCGGGTCGTGAGGTATAACAACTGGAAAGATGATGCTTTGAAAGCCGACTCTTTGTTGCAAGAATGGGATTGTAGTTCAGATGATATCGCTAAGTGGTCGGAGGGATTGTGATGGCAGACGATGAAAGTAGAGTGAGTAGATTCCTGTCAGCCCTTTCTTCTCCTTTCCGAAGGAGAACTACTCCTCAACCGCAGATGCCACTTTACACAACTGGTATTCAAGAGCCAGTTCTCGCTCAAGGGATTACGTTACCAGCGCTATATGCTGTATCTCGTGAAAATTTAATTTTGAGGACAGTTTTATCTAAATTAAGTCAAGAAGTGTTCCGAAGAGGATATTACTGGGAAAAGTCATTTGAAAAGAAATGTGTTGATTGTGGTGAAGAATACCAGCATTCTGTTGATTTTTGTAAATTGTGTGATGGAGAAGTTAGAGGACCGGATGCTCAGGAAATTATCTATCCTAAGTGGTTGTTAAGACAAGAAAACAGTATGGAACAGTCATTTATGAATGTCCTTCAAGAAATTGAAAACGACCTTAACATTGTAGATGATGCATTTTTAATTCTCATAAAAGAGTACTTCGTCAATCCTGATAGTGGTGAAATAGAGTTTTATCGTGTGAAAGATATCATGCGTGGTGACCCTATATTTATGAGAATTGTAGCAGATAAGAGAGGTGTTCGTGGTGGGAGGTACAAGGTGTGCCCACTCCACAGAAGTGAAGTTTCTTATCCCGGTCAAGAAGATAAGTGTCAAGTCTGCGGCTCAGAAATGGAAGACGCTCACTATGTCAATATGGCTGGAAGTGGTAAAACTCAGTATTACATCAAGGGAGAAGTTATCCACATAAGTAAGTACAATCCTTCCAAACTTTACGGAAAGAGTCCAGTAAATACAATGTGGAGACAAGCAATGACTCTTACTGCAATGGACAATTATATGTACACCGCATATCAAAAGCGAAGAATTCCAAAAGGTATTATTTCGGTTACCACAGATAATCTTGAATCAATGAAGTCTTTTTGGAAGTCTGTTGACGAAAAGATGGAAAGAGACCCACATTATGTTCCTAAAGTTGGTATTGAATCTTCTTCAGGCCGTGGCGGTGTGAACTGGGTTAAGTTCATGGATACTCTTGAAGAGATGCAGTATATCGCCGTAAGAGATGAAATTCGTAACAGAATAGCCGCTTATTATGGTGTGAGTGCTATATTTATGATTGATAATGGTAAATCAGGTGGGTTAAACAACGAAGGTATGCAAATCTTAGTTACCAATAGGGCAGTTGAATTTGGACAGAAAGTGTACACTGAGGTTCTATTCCCTCGTATGCTAAAGGAAATGAATGTTTACGATTGGAAACTAACATTGTATCCAAACGAAGAAGAAGACGAAATTACTAGATTACGCCGTGATGAGATGGAGGCTAACTTGGCACAAAGAATGATGATGCTAGGTTATCAACCTGAATTATTGGAAGAAGGAAAGCGTGATATTAGATTCGTTTATCGAAAACAAGAAGGTGCTGAAATGCAACAGCAACCTGCTGGTGGTGCACCACCTATGACTGGTATGCCACCGCAAGGAGGAATGCCACAAGGAATGCCTCCACAAGGAGTCCCTCCACAAGTAATGCAACGAGTGATGCCCGGTTCACAACCCGGTGGGGAAGGGGTCGGTCTAAGAACTCCAAGGGGACCAGCCTCTCCTGAAAGAAGAGCGACCGCAGGTTCGGGTTCACCAGTCTCAAGTGTCCAACAAAGAGGTGGCGACCCTACTTTAGCACAGAACGTTTCTAACGCTTTGATAGACTCTAGAAGGCCTCGTGGAGCATAAGTGTAATTAAGTGAGTATGTAGTCGGTGGGTTGAGTATCATGGACATAGCCAAGATGGACTCGTTTGCAAGAAAGATGGATGTACACGTAAAAGCGCTCTCTAGAGCAATTGATGATGGTGATGCTGAACTAGCAAAATCACATCTCCAAGAGGTTCTAAAAGTTGGAACTTTCTTGAACGATGACTTGCATTTCACAATTGAAAAGGCTGAGAACGAAAACCCACTAAATGAATTCGCTAGTGGAGTTCCAGTAATGAAATTCAATGAAAGAGGTGCAAATTTCGACACAGCACAAAGAGACCGAGTTTTACCCGGTACAGTCATCCCTGCTCGTACTAACCACCAAATGCGCCCACATACAGGAACATATGGCGGATTTAGACCACAGTAGGTGAAGTAAATGAGTGAAGAACCTAGCACAGAAGAGCAACTTATGAGTGCTCTGATTTCCAAAATGGAAACTATGGATAACGATATCAAGGCTGTGCAAAGGGAAAATCAACAACTTAAGAAAATGCTCAACAACCCTACTGCAATCCTAAGAAAATCAGGCTTTGTTAGGGTAAATACCCCACTTTCGGAAGATGTTGAAGCCGACCCATTCCGAAATGATGAGGCTATAATGAAGAGTGATAACTCAGATTTGAACAATTATACCAACGAAGAAATTCATGAAATGAGTTGGGAAGACATTCACGAAATGGCTGAAAATGTAAAACCGCCGCTGGAGTTGTACTGATATGGTAAGACCGAGATATACTGATGTAAGTGACGAAGCAGTTGCTATGTTTCAAAAAGCACAGCAATTATTAGAAAGAGCAGACGCCTTAGAGAAGGCTAAAGTTTGCCCTGAATGTGGCGAAACCGTCAATAAAATGGGTTGCATGAAGGCTGGTTGTGGCACTATGGCTAAGGCTCAGCCTGATTTCTCTACTTCTTTTAACACAGAGCCTCAAGATGTAACTTTTGTCGCAGAATCCGGCGGTCAAACAAGAAACGCTTACTATACCACTAACAACTACACTTTAGATGCAGAAGATGTGGCAAATAAGGGAGCAACATCTGAATCCTATAACATGGATGCTTTGTCTGCTCGTGTTAATACTCATGACCGACCAGTAGAGAGTCACGAGATAACCAGTGGTGGGAAAACACCAACAACTGAATGAAGGGTGGGTAGTGTGTGCGTGAAGATGCTACCGACACATTTGTGAGGGCAAGAGATAACCTTCTTGCTTCCATTAATGACTTCACTGACATAGAATCTTCCTTAGTGGAATACACTTTCGCTAAGGCTAATTTAGATGCTCATGAGTTTGAATTAGAAAAGACTTGGAAAGAAGATGTTTGTGATTTTTTAGCCGACAGCATAATTAAAAAAGAAAGGAAGGGTTATTTGAGAATAAGTTCTACTGAGGCTAGACCTAAACTAACTAGACAACAGAAAAGAGAACTTAGGTCTGCTCGTCACCAAGGTCACGCTTCAAGAAGAGAAGGCTCACCTTCAAGTCATTGGCACAAAAGAATAGTTTCTCACGTTGAGAAGGATTTACCTTTAGATGATAGGGAAGGGCACATAAAACATAGACTCGCTCGTTCTCACGGTTACCCATTTGAAGTTCAAGCAGATTCGTCAAGGCATTTTGGGGGTTCACACCCTTTAGATAAAAAACATAATCCATTAAATAAAATTGAACCATCTAGCGGTTTGCCTTGGAAATATCATATTCTTGCAAAGAGGTTTTTACCACCAGTAGAAGGAGAGCCTAATCGTGCATCTAAAGTGAAAAGTTTTGAAACCGCTGTAGAGTCTTGGCTCGATAAAAATACTCCACATACACAAGCCAGTACACACAAATTTAGTAGTGGCAAAATTCCATTTTTAGGTTCATTACATACAGGAAAATCAGCAAATACCCTTTCTCATGAAGAAGATATGTATCAAAGAGATTTTGAGAGATGGAAAGAGGAAAATGATGATGGTTTATCTAGCGATTTTGATTTAAGAAAACGTCATTTTGCTGATAGAATGCAGGGATGGCAAAATGAAGAAGTAACACCTGAGTTTGAAGGTGGGGTTGACCCGTTATTAGCAGATTATTATGGAATTGCTACCGGAACGCCCAAAGATTTGGCTCATCCATCTTATTTGTCTGATTTAGCATGGCATATGGGTTTAGAATGGTTAAACCCCGAAGAGCGAACTAAAGTTTTTGAACATCTTATTGATAAAACATCAGATTCTAAAGACCAATTTGTAAAATTTGATGATAATTTTGAGTTACCTATGGGTAGACTAAAGCGAAATATGCGTATGAGAGCAACGAATATGCTAGGTCATGTTGAAAATTCGACTATTCATTCAGGACCAAATAACGTAAAACCTAATTTACATTCCTTACAACCCGAAATTTACGAAGAATCCTCCTCCTTATTAGCGGCTTTACATTCTGCACATATTGATAATGAAGGAAAAATATCTTTTCAAGAAGGGGAAGAAACCACACCTCTAGTTGAAAGAGCCATAGAAAATATCCATGACGCTTTAGGATTAGATGAAGAATTTACAGGAAGTTTAAGTCATATTCCTAAACTCACAAAGAGTGATTTTGACAAATTAAAAAGAGATTTAGGTGAAGGTTTTGGGGGCTCTTTGTTTTCAACATTAAAAGAAAAAGAGGCTGAGAAAAAAGAACATAGCAAAGAGTCTCTTTTGTATTCATTAGGGTTTGATAAAAATGGAAAAGAAATTGAGGCGGGTGAACATCATTATCCAAACCATAGTGGCCCACTGATAGATTCAAGACATATGAATGAAATTCTTGGTAATATTGGAGATTTTCAAAAAATAGGTGCTCAAAGAGGCTCAATAGAAGACGGTTTTTCTTTCTTTAGTAGTAATAAACCTCACAAAGAATTACACACTTTACCACCTGAAATACAAGATGCTGTTAGAGAATTAGGTGGTGTTTACCCCGCTAATGATTTTGCTACTCCATTTTTAGGACCGGCTGCTGGGATAGATAGGCATATTCTCGCTGACTCTTTACTCGGCCCAACTATGGTGAGTGACCCGGCGTATGGGACAGAAGAGGGGTTATTCGCTAATATAGATGGAACTAGATTTTCAGTAAAGGACGGATTGGAGGGATTATTTGGATTCTTAATTCACCCACATCCTGAATCTTCTACCCTTTCATTACACTCTCTTCAACACCCTAAAAGACAGTTAAGTACGTCAAAAAGACTTCAAAATACAAATTTAACAGAATCAACTCATCCTAATTTTATTGATGCTTTAAGTGGTCTTACACCTCAAGAGGCTTTTGAAAAGTTTGGAAAAAGTACTGCTGCTCATATGGTGAATGATTGGTTAAATAGTAAACACAAAGATAGCAGACAGCCTTATGGCGGGCAAATATCAATGAGTTTACCTTATATTTTAGACCCCTATGAATTATATACCGATTATGATACTGGTGAAACTAGAAGGGCTGAAGATATTTATGCTAAGACTTTTGATAATCAAATATACCGAGATAGTATTTCAGGTAGAAATGCTTTACATGAAGCAAATATAATGTCAAGAATAAATGATGACCATAAGGCTAAATTAGAAGATAAAATTAAAACTAGTAGAGAAATAAGGTCAGGTCCGTTCAATGATAAATTAGATTATGATACATTAACCATCATAAATATGGTAAAACATCTTGCTGAATTATTACCACCTGATTATTTGAGCGTAGATAATCCTAAATTTAAACAAAATATGGCCGCTTTGTTTGCTGATGCTAATTTAGCCTTACATCGTTTACCCAGTGATTATTATGAGGGTGTTGAGGGTCTTTCACCCACTACTAGAGATTTCGGGCTAGAAACTACTTCTTTACCTGTTCATGAAAATGTAAGAGGTTTATCACAAAAAATGCGAGATGGTTTCATAGTAACTAACAAAACCCCTATTTCTGATATTATTGAAAATTTAGGTTTTCCAAATGATTCTGAGCATAGAGAACATTTGAATAAAACACTTTCAACAATCCCTGATGGTGAAGAGAGATTTATTCAATCTGTAAAGAATATAGCCCATGAAGCGTCAGGGATTGAAGAAGATTATGATTCTGAAATTTATGATAATCATGGTCAATTTAGCAAATACACTACAATAGAAGATAGAATGAAGGAGGCAGTAAAAAGAGGTAAAAGAGATACTCCTGAATTTGAAAGAATGAATAAATTAAGACCAACTGAAAGAGAAATGCAAGGTCTAATTGGGTTACTTACATCCGTTCAAAACACTAAAGAAAGAAATCCCGAATTAGCAAAAAGAAGGATTGCAAGGAAAGTAGAAGAATTAGGAATAGATGCTGATGTTAATAATTTAGATGAAATGATTTACGCTGTTCAAGGAAAAGTAGGAGAACTTATCACTCTAATAGACGAAGAGACACCATTTGAATACAGGGCATCAACACCGCTAAATAATTTAAACAAAATTACTGATATCAAAAACACTGCTGGTTTTGGTGAGCATGGGTTATCATTAATTGAAGCGGATATGAATGATGATGGAACTACACCATTTACTAGTTCATTAGGACACAGATACACTAACAGAAAACACCAACATGGTGATGCTATTCATGCTTCTAGAGGTTTAGTTCTTTATGATGGTACTCAGTTAACTGACGATTATGTAACTGAAAAACGCAGAGCCAAAGGTAGTGTAATTCAACCAGTTACTCCATTTAATGAAGAAGGTGCTAAGGTTACTAATATCTACGGCGCTTCACATAAAAGTGGAGTAAATGTAACTCCTCAAGGGCGTTTTTCTTTTGAAACAGGTACTCCTACATTCCACTCTACAAATCAAACTGAATCACTTAGACCAGCAAACCCTAACCATATAACTGCTGCTTTTGGGGCAGATTATGGTAATCAATATGCTTTAACTGAAGGGGAGCCACTTCAGCAACCACTTAGTAATGTCGAAATCCCTACAACCGCTTTAGGTCAAACTAGTATGAGTATCTTAGATGACCCTGCTAGATTATTAGCAAGTGAACCTGCTGAATACGCAGTAGCATTACTGAATCCTGATTCTTTGCTAAAAGGTGATAAAGAACCAAGTTGGATACCCCCAATCAGACCAATGCATAGGATTTTCAAATTAAAACAGTTACAGGAATTAAGAGGTTTTACTGGGTCTTGGGCTATTTCTAAGTATTACGAAGGTAAAAGATTGATACTTACAAAGAAAGGAAATAGGGTTACTGCTTATGATGAAAGCGGTACAAGAACTGCAATTCCTGATTGGGCTAGAAATGGAGTCAAAAATCTAGGTGAGAGAGATTGTACATTAGATGGTGTGCTAACAAAAGAAAATTTACACATTAGCGATATCCTTCATTATGACGGTTCAGATGTTATGGAAATGACTGTTAGAGAGCGTTTCAAAATTCTAAGAGGTCAATTTGATAGTCACGAAAAAGTGTTAATTGCTGGACCTCATGATACTAGATTTACAGACGATGAAGGATTGAAAGATGCAGTAGAAACTCTACTCAAAGAACATCCTGCTGTGATTTTGAAAGATGGTAAGAGTACCTATATGCGTGGTGAGAAAAGACATCCAAAGTGGGTTTTGTTAAGGCGTAATAAGGATATGAACCTCGTTGTTTTAGATAGAAGAGGAAATAATCCTTACACTTACAGATTAGGTGCTGGCCCTGTAATAGATTCAGAAGGTCTAGGGAATAGAGCAGTTGAGAAAGAAGGGGAAACATTTGTTGATGTTGGGACTGTAACTAGCAATAAGCCGTTTGAAGAAGGAGATGTTGTTAGAGTTAGATTCAGCGGAGTTAGCCGAGTTTCTAGATATGATAGAGATGTTTACGATGTTCAAATTAGCCGTTTAGTAGGGGAAGGTGTGGGAGAAGGTGGGGTTTCGATGGAAACTTTGTCTATCATTGCAAAAGCATTACCGCCAATCCATGTACCACACGACATAGATATTGAAGATGATAAACTAAAGATTACACTTCCGCAAGATGAAGTATATTACACCTTAAACAAATCATCTCTTGGATATTGGGTAGATAGTCCTACAACTGTTCTATCTGATGTTGGTTTAGGCGATTACAGTATTGAATTAAGTGAAAGCCTCAAACCATATTGGGGACAAGTTGCTAGTTTGATGTTGAAAGGAAAAGTCGAAAAATTACCCATAGAAACTGAAGAAGCAATCCCTTCTGAAGAAGAAACAGAACATCGAAAAAAGATTTCAGAAGAGCAAAGTGCTGGGATTTTGAAGCCTAAAGACGAATCTAGACTCTTAAAACCTAAAATGCAGAAAGCCTTAGAAGTTATGGAAAGGGCTATGGATTTGATAGAAAAAGAACAAATGTTCAACACAACTGGCGCTAAAGGTATGGGTATAGATGTGGGCACACCCAATTCTTCACCTAGAGGTCCGACTACTTTGAATTCTGAACAAACAGTACCTGATTGGGATATGCGAGAACGGTCCACTGAAGACCCTGAAGAACCATATCCTGAAGCAGAAAGAAAGCGATTGAAAGAGAAAAAACAAAAGTTGTCTTAATCCGTTGCATATAAATAGTAAGAATTAAAGTTGTTTTAATTATGCTTTCAGCCCCGCTTAGAAGTTCGGGTGAGAAGTCTATCCATCTATTGAAGGGTGGAGACCTCGTTGTAGCGGGTTATGCAAGCGTAGAAGTCGTTGACAAGCAAGGTGACAAAATCACTAAAGATGCTTTGAAAGACGCTTTTGCAAAATACATGGGCGATGAAAAATACAGAAACGTCCAACTAGCACACTCAAATATCCAAGTCGGTGAAGTTATCCCTTCTTACACCGACAGTGAAGGAAGACTATGGAAGTCCGAAGTAGATGATGTCGGAATGTTCGTTGTAGTTGCACTTCGTGATGATATAGAAAAGGCGAAAGAAGTCGCCGCAGAAATTCGTAAGGGGTCTCTTCGTGGTTTTAGTATTGGAGGTCAGGCTTTCAAGCGTGTCCGAAAGTCCGATGCTGAGCATGGTGATTACCAAGAAATCAGCAAACTGGAACTGCATGAAATCACGATTTGTGAGCGTGGCATCAATCCTGAAGCCACTTTTCGCATACTAAAACACGATATAGAAAACAAGGAAGTAAGTAAAATGACTGACGAAAATGATATGATGACACAGATGACTGACGTGTTATCCCGTCTTGAAGGTCGCCTTGACGCTATGGAGAAGGGCGAAATGCCTCCTGCTTTGAAAGAGGCCATAGATGACAAGAAAGGCAAAGACGAGGATAAGAAAGACGATGCTGAGGCTGAGTCCAAGGATGAGTCCAAGAAGTCAGACGAGTATTCGGATGTAATAACATCTGAGTACCTCGACTGGATGGAAGGAACTCTAAAGTCTGCTGGAGTAGACATTGAGGGTGCAAGAGCACACTTCGATGGTCTAGAAAAGGCAAACCTTGGTTCAACCCCTGAAGCAATCGGTGACGGTGCTGACTACTTTGCCGGACAGGTAAAGGGTCGTGCTCAGGAAGGCGGAAAGCCATCCACTAATGCTCTCGGTAAGACTACCGGCAGCGGAAAAGTGGAGAAGGGCGATTTCCTAACTCCTGACATGGTAGGCACTGCTGATGTAGAGGCTGCATACGAAGTCTACAAGGCTGCAATGGCTGAGACTGAACTACGCTCCTCTCTAGAAGCACAATTCGCAGACCGATATGCTACAGAGAGACAAGCAGAAATCACCAAGAATGAAGTTCTTGAGTTTGATGCTCGTGGACCTCTAGATGAGATTTCAAAGGCTATCGGCGCTCTAGGAGAGCGAATTGATAGTCTAACTGCTCCTGCTGAGAGTGGAACAACAATCGCAAAGAGCGAGACCTCCGTTCCAGCAATTGACGTTCCATCCACTGAAGACCTTGGGAATATGTCTTGGGATGAGGTACATAACCTCGCAAACAGCGCATTTAGGAGTGTCTGAATAGGAAGGTGATTATGAATGGCAAGAGATTACGTACGCACAATAACTGACATGGAGCGCTATTACTATGGCGCTGGGAACGCAATGGGATACTCCTACTCCGGTAGCGAGTTGCTGAAGGCTGACAGCCCGATGCTATCCACAACCGCTGGAACATACCAAGCAATCTACGGACGCAAGGTATGGTCGCAGTTGAACCAAGAGTTCAACGCATTCAGCATTCTACCAAAGAGGCCTTGGGACAGGTCCGGTTGGAGAGTTATTACTGGAAAGCCAAACGGTGGCGCACTTCACGGTGGAGTTGCAGAAAACGCAACACTACCTGAGACTGTAAAGCCAACTTTCCAGCACGTAGCAGCAAAACCGAAGACCATCGCTCACACCTTCGATATGTCTGAGACAGCAATTTTCCTTGCTGACAAGGATGACGGACTAGGCGACATCCGCTCAGTCATGAAGGAAGAAATGGGTAAGCACCACGCTGAGATGGTCAACAAGATGCTTCTAACCGATGCATCAACTGTTGCAGGTAACAACTTTGAGTCTCTAGACAGAATCACTGTTGGAAACAATCAGATGGCTTCCGGTACTCACTACGATGCTGGTGACGAAGATATCTACTCGATTGACCGAAGTGCTAACACTTGGGCTTTCGCTGAAGACAACGCAGATGCTTCAAGCAACAACAGAAATCTAAGTCTTGACCAACTTGACACTTTGTTCCAAAACATATGGGAGCGAGGAGGCAACCCGAAGGTCATCCTAACTGGATATGACACTCTAATGCGCCTTCAGCAACTCCTACAAAGCCAACAGCGCTTTATGGAAGAAAAGAGAGTCACCCCAACCTACAACGGTGTAAAGGGTGTACCCGGTATCGAGGCTGGATTCATTGTAGCAACCTACAACGGAGTTCCAATCATTCCATCCAAGGATGTAGTCAAGGACGGAATCAGCAGGATGTATTTCCTAGACACAGATTATGTATATTTCAGTACAGCAATCCCAACCCAGTATTACGAGAGTGGAATTGAAACTGGTGACCCATTCGCCATCAACCGTCTCGGTCAGGAAGGTCTATACCGAACTATGGGTGAGATTTGGACAACGTTCTTTGGGGCGCATGGAAGCGTCAGGGATTTGCAGTGAGGTGATTAAGTATGGCAAGTGAATTAACATTAAGCGGAACAGCAACAGCAACATTAGTCGGTGCATGGGAACTCCGAGCGGGTTCTCACGACACCACTGAATGGTTAGACGGAGCAGCAGACGTATCTTATCCGGGCGGTGGTCCGGGTACATTCAACGCTTCTAACAGCGATGGAGCAAACGGATATGATGCAGCGCCAAAAATGGCGTTAATCAGTGTAACAGGCGGTGCAGACGGTGAGACTATCATTTTGGCTGGCGGAATCAGCAGCATCCTTTCAGTTTTCACAACTGACTCAGGAACAGCAGCAGTATCCGTTGGTGCGAGTGTAAGTAGCCTTACCATCACACTACAGTACCTAAGTGGTTCAGCAAACACTACCAACGTATTGGTAATGTACAACTGAGGTGACTACCTATGCCGACTGTACGATATAACGGTCCTTCCTTCTACCGAAGGAGTCCCGATGCGTACACGCCGGACTTTTCTCGTGGTGAAGTACGGGAAGTATCGCAGGAATGGGTGGATGAATTCCGCCGATACCTCGTACTTCCTTACTTCACCCTTGATGGGGATGAAGCACCTCATGTGGACGAAGGCAACGATGGTATCCCTGATTCTTCATGGAGAAGGGGTCAAATCGTTACTTGGTTAACCGATAACGGTGTTGACCTATCCGGTTCGTATCGAACAAAAGGAACACTACTAACTATGGTTGATGAAGTAATCAATCCACCAGCACCTGAGCCTGAGCCTGTACCTGAACCCCCAGTGGTTGAGGAAGAGGTTGTAGTCGAAGAGCCAGTGGTTGAAGAAACAGCAACCGAAGAAACAACTGAAACAATTACGGAGTGATAATAAATGGCATTTGCAAGTACAATTGACACAAGACCGCACTACATAGGAGACCTACTTATGGTGACTGGCACATTCACTAACGGTGGTTCTGATACAGGAGGAAACATTGACCTTTCCGCCTATCTATCAGGAATCATCGGATGTGGTGCTAACGCTGGAAGTAGTACTGCTGGTACTGGTGCTGGTGTTGACGGGGTTTTTGCCCTAATCAACGGCAGCACTCTAGTAGTGCAATCAGTGGCAGGACAAGACGGCACATGGTATGCATTTGGTCGCCGCAACTGAGGCGGTGATTAGGCATGGCACGAGGCGTTACAGTTCTTGGTCCATTTAGTCCGAAAGAATTCTCGGACTTGACCACACTCAACAGTGATTTAACGTCGGCTCTTCCTTCGGGAACGCTAGTCGGTGCTGAACCAGTAGTTGTTTTGGGTAATGTTTTCATTGTAGTAACGCACACTTCCTGATGAGGGGAGGCGGCACTACATGGGATTTGAACTCCGAACACTTGAGATAGATGACTTAGAAACGGCACAAAAGCAGAATGTTCGCTTGTCGTCATCTATCGGAGAGGGTTCTGTTTTCAACACGGAAAAACCACTAGCAGGAGTGGTTTCGCAGCAGCGACAACGAAATAAGAACATTGGCGATATCCTAAACATAGGATGTGGTACTCGTTGTCGCTACTGCGGCTTCTTGCATTTCATGTACCGAGAAACTTGCGGTGCGTGTGAAAAGCCTATGGAATATAATTTAGCAGAGAGAAGTGAGGAGGCTAGAGAGTAATGCCACAAGTGTTCAGTCCGGGTGAGGCTGAAACACGCCCCTTAGACCCTGATGCTATCGTCTATACAACCGCTCAAAAGGTAGCAGACTTACTTGAGATTGGACCTCAAGAAGCAGTAGCAGTTGCAGCAGATAGTGATTCAGATGGTGTATATATCACCGGGTCGGATTATCGAAACTGTGGTTGGTCAGTTGGAGATACCATTCTAATTTATTCAGACGCAGACCCATTAGGGATTGACCGCACAATTACATCTATTACTACATCTGTAAATGGTGTAAAATTAAATTTCACTTCAAGTATAACTGCCGCTGATTATCAATCGGCTGACAATACTTACGTTCAGAATCAAGCCTCTTTTACTAATGGAAGGACAAGAGGAGTCAAGAAAAGTAAGGTCGAAGAACTGATTAAAAGGGCACAAGATAGGATAGATAACATCACACATAATTCTTGGAGACCGAATCTAGTTACAGCCGAATATATCAATTTCGACACATATAAGCCGTATAGAAGGCGATATTATACCGATTATGTGGGTACAACCCCCCTATTATTCAGGAATATTCAACAAATGTTGCGTATAGAATTGTGGCAGGGTGATGACTATCGTGAAATTGGCGCTGCTGAAGCAAGAGTGGAAATTGCAGATTACACTGCTCTAAGTGGCGATTCAGTCTATCTGAGTGCTGGTGGAAGTTACGCTACTCTTTCTGTTGGTACAACTACTTCTACATGGAGAGCAGATTTTGATAAGGTTTCAACAGCACAGGCTCTTGCTGATTTAATCAATAAAGAAGACCGTGTTTCAAGAGATGCAATTGAGTTTGCTCCTGCTTTTACCCTACCGGGAAGTACATCTAATGTTGCGGTTCACAATGAATTCTTAGCAACTGCAAATGCTGACTATGGTACTGGTATTGTCAAAATTAGTAGTATGAGGGATACTGTTGGTGGTGAAACTAGCACAATAGCGTGTACAGATACCTCTGCAATTACAATATCTCAAACTCATGAAGAAACTACTACCAGTGTTTCTGTTGTTTCCACAACTGTCACAGTCGCTTCTACTGAAGGGTTCGTGAACGCTGGTCTGATTATGGTAGGAAATGAAGTTCTTGCATACACTGGTAAAACATCTACAACTTTTACTGGGTGTACAAATGTTAGCGGTACACCACTAACTACCCTCGCCTCTGCTGGTACTTCATTAAAACAGCATCGTCTTGCTATTGATTTGCAAGGAGGAAGTGCCAGTGGGGATAAAGGAAGACTAAGAGATTGGTGGATTGACAACGAAATGGGTATTATTTACTTCAACAATTCCTATCCTTTCTTTGAGTGGAACGCTGTAAAAGTTTCATACATTTACGGTGAAAGATATCTAGAAAAAGCCATTGAAGATGTTTGTACAAAAATGGTTGCTATTGATTTATTAATGAACGATGATAGAAGTGTTTTAATCCCTGAAGGCACACAAAATGTGGATTTATCGTCTAAAATTCAACTTTATCGTCAAGATATTGATGCAACGCTACCCCGATATATTGAGGTGGTAGCCTTTGAGTAAGCCTTCTGCTGAAACTAAAATATTTCTTGAGCAAGTCGTAAAGGCATTCGCTAAGGATAAAGAAATGCAAAACGATTTACAGTCTGCGTTTAAGCGAGAAAATCCCGATTACAGAGACCGAATCAAAAGAGAAGAGATGACTCTTGCACAAATTAGAGAGACTCCTACTGGTGAAATAGAAGATAATTTTGGAAATCCAGTAGACGAAGAGTATGTTGAACTTATTGATGGGTTTGTAGATAAGAGAATGCTTACTGAAAGCCCTGAATTATATCGAAATCACGTAGAATATCGAGGCGGAGTAATCGTACCTGATGTTCGATATCATCTAAAGGAGGTAGAGCGAAGTGGTCGCAACGTTCCTAGAAGGAATTGATTTAGTCATCAAGTTGTTACAAGACAACTGGAATAGAGGCAATACTAACGGCATCAAGCCGATTATTATTGATATGGCTGACACAAGTCCTGAGCGCGGTAAGCGTATTGATATGAAAAAGCACGATTACGTTATGGTGTTTGAAACTGCACACAACGAAGAAACTCCTGAATTATTGTACGATTTCGTCACAACTCGTATAAATATCACATTAGATGCTAGAACAATGAAGAGTCGAAAACAACAGCAACTGATGGAAAATGAAATCAGAAGAATAATACACCTCAAGAGAAAAGGTGATGGTGTGAATATGGATAGGTTGGTTTACAAAACTCGTACCGACTTGTCTGATAGAACTAAATTTCTATTCAGAACCACGTTCCAAGTCGAAGTAGTTATCTTTGCAGAACTAATCCCATGAGGTGAGAGAGAACCATGCCGCCGTCAACTGTGTACAAGGGAGACCTTACAGAAGTCACTTTCGGACATGAAAGTGGTATGGATTTGCCACATGGTTATGCTGGCTCTTTCAAATTCACTGCTAAAAGTGGTGCTAGAGATTTAGTCAAGGATACTAGTGTGATTACTTTTAGTGGAGGGGCTGATGATACTCCAGTTCATGCTGGGCTTCTTCATTATCCAGTAGGTATGCTAGTAGGTTCTAGGGTTATTTTTACTAATTTAGCAGGAGGTAATTTCGATATAAATGACGATTATGCCAAAGCAGGTCGAACTTTTACCATAGTAAAACACGCTGTAACCGCTTCAGATGTAACAGAATTAACAATTACTCCCGCTTTGAGAACCGACCATAGTTCAAGTGACATAGATTCTTCTTTAGCAGCCGAAGTAATGCGAATTCTTCCTTTCGCCACACCCTCTATGGATGCGACCATGACTTCTGATGGAAATAACGCTTTACTAAGTAAAGAAAGAGTTCTTACAGACCAATTTGTAGGTTTGGTGAATACCGTAACTTTGCCTGAAACTAAAGTAGATTTGAAGCGATTTCATGTCGTTGGTCTAGGAAGAGATGTTGCGGTCCAAGTGCCGGGTCGTTTCCTCAACACAAATGGCTCTTTTGAGTGTAATATCCATAACGCTAGATGGCTATACTACTGCCTTGGGCACGAGGTAACTTATGCTACTGGCGACACATTAGGTAATACAGGTGGTGCAACCTTCCTAACAAATGGCATTATCTCTGCTGGAGATTCTTCTTTTACATATGACGGTGGTTCTGCTGCACCGGCAATAAACAGTGTAGATATTGACGTTGGTGATTATGTAGTCATTAATGATGCTACCACAACGGACATTAAGGTAAACAGAGAAACTCAAAGTGACGGTACATGGCCTACTAATGGTGCTAATTCTATACTTAGTAGGGCGATAAAGCAAGAGATTAGAAGAGTAGTGGCTATTTCTGATAGCAGCGGAAGTGGTAGGATTTGGGTTGACGACCCATTCAATTTTTCTCATGCAGATAATACCGCCATGAAATTTATGAGATTTGAAAGTGATTCAACTCGTGGAACACCACACATGGATACATCTACCGGAAACCTAACAAATCCAGTCGAAAGATTGCTGTTTTCAAGAACTACAGTTCCTTCTTTCGCAATGGAAGTTAGTGTAAGAAGAACTGATGCTGATAGTGATGAGGGTTCATTTGACGGAGGAGCATCCGATTCAAAGCAACTTACTCGTGTATTTAGGGGCTGTAAAGTCAAAAATTTCTCCTTAGTTGCCGATACTGATGCTGCCTTAAGATTGAGTGTAGATTTTGATTCTACCTTAGTTTATACAGATACAGGTCGGTTAGAGACCACAAAGGGTGACCGATATGACACTCATCGCCTGTTTGAAGACACAGCCAATACAGAGCAAAAGAGAAAAGAGGCTGGGGTGGCAAAGCGCACACAAAAGCCGTTTATGTTCTACAATGGTACAATACAAGTTGCCGGTGTACAAGTTGGTCAAGTAGTCAGTTTTACACTAAATGGTTCAACTGGTGTACAGCAATACTACACGATAAATGGAGCAAACGTAGCAGATGCAGAGACCGACCAAGTTCCTTTCGCTGGTACAAGAAATGCATCTTTAGCGGTTGAAGGTAAGACAGAATACGATTTAGAAATGGAAATAATCGTAGATGACCCCGTATTTTACCACAAAATGCGCCGTTCTATAGATAATTTTGATGACGATACCAGCGACACAACCGATGCAGATATGATACGCCTCTCATTTACAAAACAAGGAACTGGTGCTACAAGAGAATCTCTAGATATCGTAATAGATGATTACTACATTACTGAAGCGCCTCTCCCTATACCTGAAGACAAAGGGCCGCTACGCTCTATGATGCGTATTATGCCTAAGTCTATGCACGTTATTGCGAAGGATACATTGTTACATTCATGAGGTGAGAAGATGCTACCGGAAAAATCAGTTAGACTTTCATTCTTCAATAAACATACAATTCCTGAGTATATTGAGTGGATGTGTGCTGAAACTGGTGTAGCGTTTAAGGCGGAGATGATGCGATACCGCACATCTTCTAAAATAGACAACGTTTTCATTGCTAATCTTCCCCCTGAACCTGTCGAAGAAGAAAAACCGGCATGGGTGGAAGTTGCAGAAGAAGTTGTGGAAGAGGCGATTTTGAATGATACAGAAGTGGATATTGAAGAAGATATTGAAGAAAGTATTCCTGAAATTGAAGAGGTAATTCCTGAAATTGAGGAAGAAGTTCCTGAATTAGCACCAATTATTGAAGAAGAAATAATTCCAGTTTTCGTTTCCGAAAGTGAAAGTGAAAGTGAAAGTGAAAGTGAAGAACCAGTAGAAGAGCCTTCACCAATAATGGCCGCAAATCCGATTTTCCCTGCTAAAGATTACAATTCCATGACCGTAAGTGAACTACGAGAGGTCTGCCGTGAAAGAGGTATCACCATTCGTGGGACTAAAGGTGAGGTAGTACATCGCCTTAACCAATATGATGACGGTCTTTTGGAAAAACCAAATGACACAACTGAAACCCCCTCGCAAGAGGCTGTTGAAGAAGTGTCGGATGCCCCCTCGCAAGAGGCTGCAACCGAGGTGAATGATAATGCCGCAGATAGTGGACAAGAACAAATTGATGACACAGACGAATGAAAGACGATACGAAATACAAGTAGACCCTGATGACCCTGAACAGGTCATGGAAATATGGGTGAGAGGTATGTCGTTTTTCGATGTACAGAAAGCAGCACAAGAGATGTTTATTGTAACAAAAGGTGATGTTACGCTTGATTTACAGGCGTATTGGCGTTACGCTTTCAGTAACTGGGTTACACGCACAAATCCACAACTTTCTCCTGACGAGTTGCTCAATCTTTCAGCATATGTAGGCGAGCAAATAAGCGCAGTTTTACCTAATCCCGATGAAATAGCACAGATGATGCAAGGGGGGTTTACGAAAGCGAGCAATTGAAAGTGCAGACTTTCTTATCGAAAAACAGTATAGAAACTGCTGAAGATATAGAACTGCAATCTCAAATGTTCGCCTATTTAGTCGCAAAACATTACGGCATATCATTAACCGAGGTCTCACAAATGTCTCCTGAAATTTTCAATCAATCGCTTTCTTGGGCGCTTGCTATTGATTCTAAAAATAGGAAAGAACAAGAACGGGCTTCTGCACAAAGCAATACGGGGAACGAAACCGTGACACTTGATTACACATTCTTAGAATTGGAGGACTTCTGATGGTACTTCCAATTATTTCCTCTTTAGCATCTGTGAGTTCATCTATTTCTCTTATTTCATCGGGTTTAACAAGTATTTCTTCTTTGATTGGAGGTCTTGGTAGCGCACTTGCGGGTGCGTTTTCAACAGGGCTTGTTGCCTTTGAAAATTTCAAAACGCAAGTAGATTCTTTCTTTTCTTCTCTAGAAGATAAAGGTAAAGATGCATTAGGTTCTGTTAGTTCCGCCTTGGCTGGTGGTTATGCTTCTCCTACGCTATCTTTTGACCCAAAGAATGTAGCGGGAGGTGGTTCAGGGCCAAGAAAGCCAGCGAATGCATATATTCCCGGCTATGTTGCTCCTACTCCTACTGCTAGTTACGGCTCGGCCCAATTAGGTACAGATTTGGCTGCTATGGCCGGTTCTGCAAGAAACCCTTTAGCCGGTTTAGAATCTACTTTAGATGGGCTAAGATATCTTATTGAAAATGAAGGTGGGCTTGTACAGGCTATTAATCGGAAAGCCGGAGAAACTAATGTTACTGTGAATGTTCATGGTGGTTTTATGGAAAGAAGAGCAGCAATGGCTGTAGGGAATATAATCGCAGAAGAAGCCAATAGGAAGACGGGGACACAACAAAGGGCTACGAGGTATCTGTGATGGCTGAAGCAAATGGCACTCCAATTCGCCTTGTAAAAGATAACAAGGAACTAATCGAATTAGAAGCCACTTCGATAGCCCTTACTGTTGATAGAGATGTGGATGTGACTCCTCTCCCTGTTAGTGGGGGTAGAAGATATGCTATTGATTTAAACAAAAATCGCTCAATTATTGTTATTGAAGGTGTTTTTACTGATGACAGGAAAACTAGTGATGCTACCGCAGCAACAGCACTAATTGATTTTTCTTCTTATTATACACCAAATGGAGATAGAAGAAATTGGGCAAAAACAACTGGTGCTGCAAATACTTACATAACTGCTTTATTAGCAGACTCTTCTAATCGTTTAAAACTCAAGTCTACTGATGGTACGGTGTACTCGCTTGCTTTTACTACTGGTGCTAGTGTTGGTTATGATTCAGGAACTGCTAATACTATCGTAGTAAGAACAACTGGTGGTACTAATATTACTGACGCTCAATTCGCTACTGCTGTAACATCTTGGATAAATACGGATGCTACTGCAAAATTTACAGCATCTACTATAACTAGTGAACAGTCCAATCGTACTGGTACTGCCGTTTTGATAACTCAAAAAACAGCCGGTAGGCTTGGGAATCAAACTGCTTATCCAAAATGGGATGTTAATAGTAGGCATTATTCATGGAATGATTCTTACATAGAGCCGTTTTCAGGTGGAGTAGATGGAACAAAAAAGAGTGCAGGAGATAAAGTAGCAGATATTTACGGGATTATGAATAACTCTACTCGTGAATTCGGTACAGATATAGATTCTTTAGGAGATGCTGTGGGTCAAAGTTTAGGCATATTAGTGGCCGCAATCGCTAGTGGTGGGCTTTCTCTTGTAAGTGGAATAACTGGAGAATCTGATGGGGATTTTATTAGCGGTATTCAAATTCCCTATAATAGCACGATAAGTGCTGGTGGAGATACTTATGTTGCTAGAAATTTTTTCATGCCTACTGGTCTTGGTAAAGGTGCTTTTGGAAAATCTAGTGACGCAAACACATTACCTGCCGGAGTTACTTTTGATACCGGAGATGAATATACCGGGATTCAAGGTATAATGAAGAAAATAGATATCACCCACGATGCTGGTGAGTCGGTTTATGGGTTCAATATGGTATTCTTACCTGCGGATTGGGTGGCCTGAATATGCCGATTATCGCTACTTCTTCTCATGGGCTTTTGTTTGATGGAGTGAGCGATAGCGTAGTTGTTCCTCAAGGAAGAAATACAAAATTAGGTGATACTACACCTGATGGAAATACTGCCTCTACTTTTCTTGCTAGTAACCCTAAAGGTTCGCAAACATCCACAGTTTTGAGTAATAGATTCAATAGTAGTTTAACGATTGAAGCATGGGTGATGCCGGATTGTGGTGGAACTATAATCGAAAAAGAAAACCAGTTTAGTTTAAAGATAGGTACAGTAGATACACCCGGTCCTTGTGTTTTCCAAGTTCATCTAGAAAGACCAAATGGAAAACAAGTGGTAAAACTTTCAACTGCGGAGAGTGAAACCAACGGTTATGATGGTATGGTTTACCCTCCACCTGATTTTGGTGGGCCTCACGAGCCTTACAATAGATTCAACTCTTCTTATGATACTGGCTCTATTCTAAATCTTCAACATAGACCTCTAATTCATATTGTGGCCGCTCTTAGACCTAAAGATGCTGTTATTTACATTAATGGTGAGTTAGTTGTTAGGAAAGAAATCAACCCTGATTACAATATTCAACATAGTGAAGAGCATATGTATATCGGTGGAAAAGGTGGTGAATTTAGAGGAATAATGGAATCTTTACATCTTTCTACAAAATTTGATGATTCGATGGTGCAAAGGAGTGCACCTTTGAAAAATTCCGGCACAGTTGCTTTGTATAGATTTGAAGAGCCGATTTCACCCTTCACAACTGTTTACGAGTTTAATTCTTCAACTTCTACCGTGAGTGGATTAACGAAAATTTTGTTTTCAAATAACGCTGATGCCGCTACTCTCGCTAGTGAATTAACTGGAAAGACTGTTTCTAGCGGGACTATTGATTTCACATCTAGCACTTATTCTAGTGGAGATTACAAGGTCGCAGATGCAGTTACTTCACCGGGCACAACAAACACAAGAAGTATCCCTCATGTACCGTTTAATTTGTTAATAAATCCGGGTGCTTACGACCATTCTACTAAACTCCTTAACACTTCACCCCCTGAAAGAGTTAGATTACATTCGATAAATGATATTGACACCACGCCGTATATGCTGGTTTCTAGTATTCATCTAGACTTTGCAAATTCATCTCTTGGGAACGGTTTGAGGCCAGTTTTACATTCAAGAACTTCTGTAGACAATCATTTCGTAATTATTAGTGCTGATTTACTAATTGATGGGGCTTCAGGATATCCATACCAGCCGCTCCATTACGCTACACAAATGATAGATAGAACAGGTCAAATGACGATAGATGAAGGGCCGTTTGAGCAACATGGTATTGTTTATTCTAGTCGAATGGCTAATACTGTTGACGATACAAACAATCCTTTCGCTGTAACGTGGCCTACTTCAGTTGATGATAGTTTTAGATTAGGGCATAATGGTAGGCATACACTAAATCACGTTACTGGTCATGAGTTTATGCGAATGTTACCGGAGGCTAATGAAGAATTAGTTATCCAACAAATAGATGGTAGCCCTGATATTGTAGAGATTAATTATGATACTACACAACCCGGCATTGAAAATCAAATTTTACCTAATTCTAGAATTGATGTCTATCGTAATATTAGTTCTTACAGAATTACAGATTTCAATAATTCTTCTTCCATTGCTGCTATTGTAAGTAATGGATTACCAACAGGTAGTAGAGAACTTATTGGTATTGGTGGAGCAGATTTTGATTACAGACCTTTTGTTTTGAAAGGGCCAGTTCCCTATGCTGGAGCGATAAACACCGAAACACGAGATTACCATATTAGACCAAGTAAAGAATCTAGAATAGCAGTACTAAATTGCCCAGCACTATCTAGTTATACAGGCTTTACATCTACCGTTTTAGTTTACTATAACGCTATTGACTTGAATGGAGATAGTATGGGGGATGAATCTGAAAATGCGTATTTGATGGTTGAAAAGACAATTCCTGCCGGAATAACTTCTGTGGGTGGGGGAAGTACTGTTTTTGATATTATTAATGGAGATATAGCAAATTGTACACTTTATTCACCGGGTGGGTACATTGATGTCGCAGCCAACCCAACATCAGATGGGGTATCAATTGTAGGAAAATCGCATAATTTAGTGGGTGATACAAGTGAGGGTTATGAAGCCGATGATGAATTAGATGAATCCTTTACCCCTGCAAACTATACTCCAGTTTCCGTTGCTACCGCTCAACCTAATACGCCCCCACAGATAGTTACCGCAAGTCACACTACAACTACTGACCATGACAGCGTATTCCATCGTATTCTCTTAGAAAGAGTATCTCCTAAGAATAGAAATCTAAATGATAAAACAACTTATTCAAGAAGAGAGCCTTCTACTGTAATTAGTTCTCCTTCTAATGGTGAATTCGATTTAGGAACAACATCTAGCCATACCCAAATCCATGAAATGTTTGACGTTATAGATAATGTAGCGATAGAGGGGAATGCCTCTGCAAATTTACGATTTTACATTCAACCATCAAATCGAGAAAGAATTAATCAATTGTATCGTTTGAGAAGTTTAGCAGAAGATATTGACGAAACAAATAATGTTTCTTTGTATTTCTTGATGTCTAAGGCTCGCATTAGTTCTGTTGATGAGAAAGAAGACGATGGGGTGAAGAAGACAGTAATCACCTGTTACGGTTCAAATCAAAACATTGTAAACCAAAATGTTTCAAAAACAGGTAAGGGAAGCCCTGATTCTCATGTGGTAAAGGAAATTGAGCCGAATGCACCAGTGGTTACAGTAACTCTTGGTGGGCTTGGACAAGGTGGTAGCGATATACGCCCAACCTATGACCCTAGTATTCTATCTAGGCATCCGTTTTCTACACAAAGGTCATTCCATGTAAATACCAAATCTGTTTCTTATGCTAGTAGTGTAGGAACTTTGAATGTAGTTCCAATCAATAATAACTCAACAGATATGGCTAGTTGGGGAACTTATGGGTTTGCAAAAATTGGAAGAGTGTATCTTGAGGATGGAAGTAACGCCCTATACGATTCTAAAAACGGCACTAGTTTTACTTTCACAGATTCTTACAGTTTATCGTCAGCAACTAATACATCTACATCTCTAACTAGTGTTGATACTACTAATTTAGTAGTAGGTATGAGTGTTAGCGGCTCTCAAATACCAGCAAATACAATCATTGAGTCTATTGATTCTGCTACAACTTTGACTATGAATAATGCCGCTACAGGAAGCAGCACCGCAACTAGAACTTTCACGCATACACTTGAGTCTAGTGTGAATGTGCAAAAATACACAGATGCAGTAGGAAAAGTCTATTCTTCTTTTGAAAATTGGCTAAAAGGTATTGGGAAAACATCCAATGTAACGCTTAGTTCAACGGCAACTAGTGTTTCTTTCGTTCTTTGTGCAGACCCACATTTTGGTACAGATTCTTTCAGTGCAGATGGAACGACTGTAAACGACAGAATGTTTCAGTCAGGAAGTAGTGTGAATCATGATTATCAATTAGGAACGCAGTATGCTAGTACAAGGGCTATGGTGGAAATACCTATTTTTGAACAACAAATTTTTGATAACATTCTAACACATACACATCCCGGTCCTGATAATTCTTTGAAATTCCACATTGATGCCACTTACACTGCACATTCTTGGAATCCTTCTCCAGTTGGAAAAAGACCGGGCGCTGGATTTAATTCTGACAGGGCTAAACACGAAGCATATTCGTATTCAATTTCTAAAGATGAATCTGTAAATGATGCGATTATCACTCAAAGGTTTGATACTTCTTTGTCTAATTATCTAAAATTATACGTCACTAACCATACGCAATTCCCTGCGGCAAATACCGCTGCTGCGGGTACAGCCTATACTGATATGTACCAATCTATTGATAACGTTCCTAGATTTAGAAGAATCTTCCTAAGAAGTGGCGCTTGGGCTTTGTATGACAATGACCCAGCAACAGATGGATATCTTAGAATTCCTGACTATAAATGGGGGGCTACTGACGCTTTTAGAGAGGAATATGATATAGGATTACCCGTTTTTATGAGCGGCTCTATCCCTAAAGAAACATTAGCACCAATTGGACATGAACCTTTCACAAAGAGCGTAGGATATGAAAATAGAAGTAATTTTTACTATGACGCTGCTAGTGCTCAAACACAAGGTGGGAATGTAGATTACGGCCTTAGACAATATGTTAGCGCTGTAGAATTCAAGGCTGGGCCTGAAAGTAACCCTCACGCTGACCGTATTAAGCCAAAAAGAGCCACTGGTGAAATCCAAAGTATTGTAGGAGTAGTAGAAGATAATGACGGTAGTGATGGAATGGGTATTGCTCTAGTTAGTTTATTACCCGAAGAGTTAGAATTATTCCCTGATTTTGGTTTTGATTATCTCACTTCAGTTAATTTTTCAGTTGGAGATTTCCTTTACGAAATAGAACTAGATGATGATGGTACTACCCGTAGATTGCATTATTACGGTCGAATAAGAACAGCAGACAGTCAGAATGTTGCAGAAAACACAATCGCTTTAGGGTTTTACAATGCTACCGGAACTACTGTTCCGTCATGGCTGGCTGCTGGGAAACAAATCACACTAAGTAGAAGAAGTAGAGCGATTATTAATTTCAACAGAACTAATATCAGTGCAATTGCAGCAGATTCAATTCTTGATGAAGAATACGAAACATATTGTGCAATTGCGACTGATTGGGGAATCAATTCTACTGCTGGCAGCACGTCAGTGACTATCACTTCGACTGAAACAACACCTCTAACCTCTAACACACTAGGGGCGAACTTACGTGTAGGAGACCATGTTTTTGCTACAGGTGGTACTCAAGGTTATACTGCTCTAACTCCTATTGGAACAATTTCAGAAATTAGTGCTAGAGATTTTTCAGGTTCTAATGATTACACTGTAACATTAACTGCAAATGCTGGCGCTACTGCCACTGGTTGTCAATTATATGTTTCATTCAGTAATGCCTTTGTTGAGGACCCTGATGCAATTTTAAATCGCTCTTGGGTTTATCCTTACGCTGCTGGTGGTTTAAGGAATGGGGACACTATTTGGTGTAACATGACTTTGAATAATCCTCATGCGATGGAGGGATTATTTTCTAAATCTAGAGGTGTTTTAAACGAAAATCGGGTTTGGAAAGGATTTACTGGGGGCACAGGCACACTTTCGGATGAGCCAAGAGATAGTGTACCGTTAGAAAATTTCTTGATTGGGGAAAATTGTTTAGAAACCGCAAGAAATTATGTTCAACACGTCAATAAGACCATTGAAGAAAATTACAAGGCTCTCGGTCTTACTGCTGCCGAAGCACCAACAATAGCCTATCTTGACCCATATCTTGCTGCTGAAGGTCATGCTAGAGTTTTACTTTATGATGTAGGTCATGATAGAGAGTTTATCGCTTTCCAAGATATACATATGCAAGTTCAGTCTTCAGCAGCAACAGCAGAAATTGGATGGCCTCGTAAATTTGTTAAAGACGGTTCTCTGATTGATTTAGCAGAATACACAGCAACTCTTACTGGTGGTGGTCCTTCTTGGACTACAACTCAATTAGATGTAGCGAACGGCTTCCCTTCACAAAATCCATATTTGAGAGCAACTCAACAATCTAAATTCATTGAATCTGCTTATGCACATGACATTGCGAATAGAATAGGAACTGATGTTTTAACGCCGTTAAGCGGCTCATTACCAGCAAATTTAGCAACATCTAGTGCAGGTGCTACTTCTCCTTCAATTTACGGAAAGGCTCATGGTCACCATGTGCATCTAGGATATTCAATTTCAGGTGGAGACAAAAACTACGCAGTTGGGGATAGCATTCAGCGTAGAACATCTGATGAAACATTACTATCGGTTTTCGCTACTGTAAAACATGAATTTTCAAGAATTAGAAGTTTTGAATCTTCTTTTGTTGTTGCTTTAAAGAAATTAAGAGTAGGCACTTCAAATGCCTCATTAAGAGAACCTAGTACCTTTTTTGACACACCTGATGGAACTAGAGTAATTCCGGCCTTCCTTTCTCTAAAGGGTGTAAGAAATACCACTTTGGATTTATCTAATCATGATGAAAGTAGACTTGAGCATTTACCACATTGGACTCAAATGGACTTTGTAAGAAGATTAACCATTGATTTGGGTGAGGTTGGAGAATCAGAGGGTGTAACAAATATTCAAAGTGCCGCTAATGAGGTAATTAGAAAAATCAACCAAGCCGCTGCTCCTAAGTCTAGTTTCCAAGAAGGTGGTAGTGCTCACGACCCTGCGCCTTGGTGGGATGAAAACAGGGCTTTCGCCTCTAAAGATAGAGGCACACATATGGGTTACATTAGGGCACATATTGGAAGAGAAGTTCAAGATACAGACGGAAATAAGGGTTTTACGATTGTAATACACAGCACAGTTCCCGGTGCTAGCGGAAGGAATTTTTGTGTTTGGTTAGATAACAGCAAAGGGCAATCACCATACAGACCTGAATTTATTGTAGGTCATGGTGGTAGATGGCGTTCATTTTGGGGACAGCCTGATGAAATAGATGGAGAAAATATGCACCCTGCACCTATGCCTTTAGATAAAAATGGAAGACCTTTTGCCCCAATTACAACTCTTCATCAATTAACTAATGAAGAAAACGATATCCAAACATCTGTAAATTCTGATTTTGCACCTAGAGATGATAATACCAGTAGCCCAGTTTTGAGAGCAATATCGAATGCGACTGGTGGCTCAGGCTTCAATTCTGTAAATGCAGAATCTTTTGAAAGTTCCAAAGAGCAAACTTTCACAGAAGGTTTGAGAACAGGAACTCACGCTTTTGCTAGAGTTAATTTTGGTGGTTTAACACAAGCGGGAGTACCGGGTTGGAAGCCATTAGCAGGAAATTGGGGAATGGGTAGAACTGGTGATAATTCAATTGCTAGAAGATACGGTAATTCTTCATTAACTAGTTATGGAAGTTATGTACCTGCCTCAGAAATTAGCAACGAAAAAATTGGTGATAAACAACTTTACGGAATAGAATTAGAAAATCACAAAGGCCAAAAATCTAGAATTAGATTTATTTATTCACAAATGGGTACACCGTTTGAAAATGATAATACAAAACTACCCGAATCCATTGATGAGGAAGTTTGTGTCTTTTTCGATGATAGAGGTGTAGGGCAGGGTGGTTTCACTCTAGGTCATCATATGGTAGGGACAGGGGATGCAACTGGGCGATTAACTGGTTTTTCTAGTGATACTAAAAAAGAATATTACGGCGGTCTTTGGAATCCTGTACCTGCTAAAAATATAGCATTGCATATGACAACTAATTCAGAATATATCCATGCTCCCAAAAAATTAGTTGCTGTTCTTTCTGACCCATATGATTCAACACCTACTCAAGATTTAACACATACAGATTTGTTAGGTTATCTAGGATTCCCAAAAACTAATGGTAGAATACAGTTAACAAATACTTCAGGTAGTGGGAATACTGGTCTTACTCTATACTATGAAAATAGAACACAAAATGACTTTAATGGCCCTCATGAGTTTTACGGCATAACTTCTGAATTATCATCAGATACCTCATTTTCTAATTATCTAATTTCTCCATCATTAAATTGGACTACTCTAGTTACAGATGAACTCCTTTGTGCTGTAACCGCCGCTGCAATAAACGCTGTAGATGTAAATGAAGAAAGCGGAGTATCTTTTGATTGTAGAGAAATGCTTGCAGCAGATGGTCGTACTTTTGGAGAATGGGGAGTTAAGGCCGATAGTATAAGGATAAGAGCGTTTAATCCTAATAGAAAAATTATACCAATCAGTGAATATTTCACAGCAGAAGTACACCAAGATTACGGTATTAGGGCTGCACATTTAGAATATGGAGAAATAGAAAAATCCTTAGAAAATAGCGCAGAATGGGCTTTTGGTACAAGTAGAGCAGTTACTGATGCTAATTTAGATGCTGGAAGAAGGGTTGATTGTGGGTACATCCCTATGACTTTGTTACAGATAAAGAGTAAATCATTTGGGCCAAATTCAAATTCAAATTCTCCTACCTTAATAGATTCATTAAATGAACCAGTAAATAATACTTTTATTGATACATGGCGTAAAAATCTCAATGGAGATAATTTTACGAAAACTTCAGGAGACCACATCTTACCCGCAATTGATAACCCTTCATTATTCTATCAAGGGTTAAATTCTTCTTCTAACACTTTAACCCATATTTATATGGCAACTTCAGGTTTAAATAATTCTATTTGGGGATTCTTAGCACCAGCCTGTAAAGATACAGGGACTGTAAAATCAGTATCAGAAGTTAAAACAGTATCTTTTTGGCCGGGCGCTAGAGTTACAGTAGAAGGTCATCAAGGTGCTAATATTAACTCATATCGAACAGTTTTAACTACTTTAATACCGATTGCAGGTACACAGAGTATAGAACTTACACAAGCATTTAGAGAAGGAGATATTGATAATTCTTCAGAAGGTGTTATTTCTGTAAAGGGTGATTTAGATACTACACAACAAATAGATGGTATTCGCTCCATAGGTAGTGTAGATTCACCTCTTATTGTAAAATTCTCAGGAGGTAGAAGTAGTGCTGACCATAGTGTACCAGTCTTCTTTGGTGGTGGGTTTAGTGGTGTCGTTTTAGATGTAAATGACGGCACTATGAATGATTATTCAGACTTCTATACCCATCCATACGCAAGTGGTCCTACAGGGGTTGCTGGTATTCAAAACGCAAATGAGATTGTTACAAGCCACGCGATTTTAGATGCTAACGCTATGATGGCTTTCTTCCCCGGTACTCCACTTTTGAATCAACATAGAGGTTCTTTAGTTCCACCAGCACATAATAGAGATAACATATTATCTCCTGATTTAGATTCAGGCGCAGGGACTATTAACAGCGACCATCCTAATTCTGTTCCGTATTCAACAAATAACACTGTTGTGCAGAAACCAAGCCCACTAGTTCTGAGATTTGCACACCCTACTGCTAGATACGAAGACCATGTTAATGGAACTGAAAATAAAACTACTTACATTATATTTGGACCGGGGCAATCATTTCCTTTCACACAAGAAATAGCAGACTCTAGTTCTATCAATTACAATACAGCACAACCACATCCGGGTAGAGTAGTTACTGCTGGAAACGGTTGGACTTCTGTTCCCGAAGGTACTTTCCTGCCTAACCATATTGAAAACGATGAAGGCGATTATATGCCTCTATCTTCAACTTACCATACTGCAAGGAATCGCTTCCACTGGAGAACTCAATTAAACTGGGAAACGGCAGCAGGAAAAACAATAGTTGGCGTTTTAAATCAAAGACCTGAAAGCGGCAGAATGTATGGTCAAATGTTCGTAGATGGCGGTTCTACTGCGAACAATGATGATACTAAACGTTCTATGCCTTTACGACATAATTCACTTTTAGGATTTGGAATCGCTACTGGCGCAGATATGGTTTTCCATATGGATGGTGGTTATCATCCGGGCGGTAATTGGATGGATAACCAAATTACATTCAACCCACCACATCCTAAATCTGATACTATTCTAACAACTTGGGGTGCTTCATCACAATTACACCCAACAGCGTATAGAGTGGCTGGACCTATTACCACTAAAGTTCTAGATTACGCAGCATCAGAAGGTGCTTTAGTTTCTTCAGATGTTGATATGGAGTATATTATTGTGGATGCTACTAGGTGTCAAAATGGTAATGAATTAGCCACTGTTTTAGGAGCAGCAATCAATTCTTTCCCCGGCGCTGGTGCTTTGAAAGCCATTGGCGGCACTCATATGCCTTCTATGGGTAACGCTATGCGTCAAGATAGATATGGTTGGGTCGAGTTAGACACTTTTGAGTCATACAATAATTCTTCTGCGCCTAATTATTTAGATTTCTCAAGTTCAACTATTACAACAAAAACTGCACTAGAACAGATACCCGCTTGTGGGTGGCTAAAAGCCGATAGAAGTTCAAGTACAACTGTCCCTGCTTGGGCTTCTTATCATTCTAGAGAAGTGTTTGAGGATAGTGGTACTTGGAAAGTTAGATTCTATCTTGCACCTAATAGAGTTTCAAATAACGCTGAATTTGAAAGTTACGTTACATTAGCAAATCCATCTGCTAACCCTACAATTGGAGGTACAGATACCAATTTGTATGTGTGGTCTAAAGCGGGTGTTCACAGATTCAATAACGAAAATGCATCATCTAGAGACCATATGTGTCAAACTCACTTTTCGGGTCTTGTAGACGCAATAGACCGCACTAGACCAATTGGTGCAGTGGGTTGGCATGGCGAGAGATACTCCTATCTAAACAGCCTAAAAATAGGTACAGAAGGGTATTCTGCTGGTTTAGGTGCTTGGCATTCAGAACTAGCATTTTCACCCTATGGTATAAGTTCCGGTATGCTTGAAACCCTGAGCCATATGCCTATTGTAGCGCCATTAGCGAGGTCTCCTGAAAGTTTACCACCAGTAGACGGTATTGGTTCTAGTTTGATGACTTACATTAACGACCCTTACGATAGCAGCACAGGTGTAACTTATACCACTAATAATTTAACATACGCTAGAAAAGATACAGATGATAATGCACCGGATACCCTTCACTCTAAACCTGTACATTATGATATCACATCAACACTACCGGCAGACTTAGCACACCCACAAGGGTTATTTGGACACGCATTTTTAGTAGTAGCATCTGAATCTGAATTTGCTTTGATAGCGAAAAAAGATAGAGATGGTTCTATTGCTGTTGGGGATTTCTTAATTTCTAAAGGTGTTGCAAATAATAAATTACAATATGCTGGGACAACAAAATGGGATGAAAGATTCCATTCTCAAGACCGTTTCATTGCACCAGCCCATGCTGGTCCTAATGTTGAAGCGTTAATTGTGGATAACACCGCTTTGCCTAGTTACGCCACAGATTTGGGCGCTTACACCTTCCACACTGGAAGTGTTACAGATTTAAGATTAGAAAATGCAAATCCTGATAGGGCGAAAACTGGTGATTTAATTACAGATTTAGACTTCTCTCTTGGCTCTAAAAATTTAGAATCAGGTATCACCACTGAAAGAAATGTAGTTCCTGAATTTTATACTGGTACTGCATATACTTCAGATTCAGATTATCCTGATGATTTTTGGAAAGGAGATGTTCACGCTTTTGATTTGTACAAACGTACCTCTGCCCTAAACTTTTCAACTGAGCATATTGTTTGGAAAAGAATGGATGGTGGTAATTTATCTCTTCCTGCTTTGAATGCTAGAGGTTTAGGCGCTGTACCTTGGACTACAAGAGTTGAATCTGATACAGCCTACACACATGGGGAGAAAATATACGGCAATGTACGATTTAGTTTTGAGACTACAAATAGCGCCATGTTCCCTCTAATTCAAACTCAAGAATTACAGCAACCACAACTTGCAGATAAGCATAGAGAAATTACTGGTAATGTTTTGGTGATACCAAATGAAGAAATTCAATTTGAAGAAATTTCTGTAGTTGATGATTCAGGAGAAACTCATATTGTAGAAGGTGGAAGCCCATTAGGAACTGTAATTAGAACTTTTAGAGTATTAGACGATAGAGGTGTAAAAGGCAGTTCTCCTTCTCTTGCAAACAGCGGCAATAAGCCAGCACTAATGGTCTCTTTACCTGACCCTGAAACTATTCCGGGTAATATCCTAGTTCGTTCAGGGTTTGACCCTATTATGGCACATCAAAACGAAACTTTCGGTAGTGGAGGGGTATTACAAGCAAACCTCGATGAAACCGAATTAAAGCATCTTTTCGATTCAAATGATAATGGTGGAGAATTACGACTAGGACCAACTTATGAAAATTTGAATTGGGAACATATTGACCCAGTTTCAAATGATAGTATCAAAACTGGCTGGGTGGATGCTACAGAAAATGCACCATTAAAAACCACATACGAATTACATGATAGAACTCTTTTCTTCCATGTAACAAAAATGGGTCACAGCCATACCCACAGATACCCAACCACTTACACCCATTCAAATGGTGTTGAAAATCAAGTTCTTACAGGTTCTTCTTGGAATTCTTCAACTTCAGTACTTACGGTGAATGCTACAATAAATACAAGAATTTACGATGCTGACTTTGGTACTAAAGAAGTAAGTGACGATAGAAGATTCATTCGCATTTACAATCCTACAACTGAAGAATCGGTGGTTGCATCATATACTGGAATTTCAGGAACTACCTTTACGGGTGTTGTTGGCGATGTGGACTTTACAGACTTTATTGCTGCTCAAACTATTACTGATTTGAAGATAGTGCCATCTTACTATATGCCAGCGGGAAGTGCTAGATTCTATGCTGCACAGCGTATGAGAGACCATGCAGAAGTAAGTGGTGCTTCGCCTGATATGGCTCATACTCAATATTTCACAGGTGTGAATTCAGATACAGAAGCCCACACAATTTACACAAAGCCAGTTCTTACACCAATGCCTTATCCTAGAATGGGTCATCATTTTGTTTCAGCCACTATGCCAATGTTACCGGGGCATTGGGCTCACCCTGCCTACCAAAGTGTGTATAGGAAGCATCTTGCTGAAAATTCTTCAGTCAAAGGGTTTAGAGACAGAGAATTATTCAACGAAGAAAAAACTCCTCTTTCTGTTTCTTCAGATATTTCTTCAAATGTTACGGACAAAATGAATCCTTTAGAACCTGAAATTTTCTTTAGTGGAATGACCGCTACACCTAGCACACCTAGCGATATACACGGCGGTGCTTTCACCTTAATGTTTGAAACTAGCGTAAAATGGGATGGTTACGGTGTTTTAGGCTCTAGAGGAAATGCAGGTGTAATTAACAAAGCAGGTGGACATACCGTTGTTTTGGAGGCTGCTAAGAAGTATTCACTTCAACATCATTTCCCTGACCCTCGTGAAGTCGGGGCTTATCAAATTGTAATACAGCCGAATTTATTCGATAGTCAAATCATAGGGTATCACTATTACAATAGTGTACAGAAATTAACAAGTCAACAAGTACACACAGTTATTGGAACTGAGTATGTTGCCGCTGTTGGTGCTTTAGTTCTATACTTAGATGAAGCGACACAAGCAGATGTTAGAGGTTGTGAAGTATTCATCAATGAGATTATTCTTGACCAAGAGCCTGACTTTGGTTCACAATTTAACAAAATACCACCATTGTCTTTATTCAATCCATTCGGAGTTGAAATGAGTGAAAGCCCTTCGTTTACAAGAAGAGCATTCCCGTATAGTAAAATGTTCTCAAACGCCACACCAAGTATTACTTTGAATATACCTTGGTGGAGTATTTTACATAAAGTAGCACCTGATGATTCAAGTGCAAATGGATTTAGACATTTATCTCAAATTAAATTAGATAATTACTATGAAGTATCGAGAAGTACTTTTGGTAATATAGGAATGCAATTAACAATTGCAGGATATCCATCTGTATATCCTGACATATATTCGCATATATTACAAAATACATCTCTAAATCCAAAAGCAACTGTTGTAAGTAGTACAGGTACAACTGTAACTGTTGATGATGCTAGTATATTCCCTGAGACACCATATTATGGACAGAAATTAGAATATGTAGATTCTAATGGAAAACGCAGAACTTCAGATTATACGAGAAGAAGTGGTCTTCAAAATGGAACTGTCAATGTAGCAAATCAATTTACTGGGGTATCTGCAACAGGGTTTGTATCTAATATTGTAGATGGTGAAACTGTAATTAGATTAACTAGAGCATATGATACAATGCCTTCAGTTGATATATTTACAAAAATAGATAAGAGTATATTTGCAACTAATTTAGATAGATTAAAAACAGGTACAAAAGATACATCTAATTTACATATACCTGATGCATATTTATGTATGTGGCATCATAACTTAGGCCGACCATATACATTCTATTCTGATTCTACAAGAACATGGAATGGTGATACAAATGATAGGGCAATAGATAAGCAATCTTACAATTCAATGCCCGAACATTTTGAAACGTTTAGATATCAAGATGCAATTTATGGAATGAGTCTTGGGCCATTTGATTTGAAAATAAAGACTCCTAATTCAACTAAAGATGGAAGTGTTACAGTTGCAAATAGCACACATTCACAAGCAGGACAAGACCAAGCATCAAATTACATCATGTTGAATCGGTTTTGGCCTTGTGGTAGTCGTGGTGGCCCTCATAGTAGCAGACCCGATGTATTCGTACAGGCTGCTGCTAGTTGGATAGTTCCGAGGGCTTACGGTTCAGATGATTTGTATCGCTGGTATGATAACACCACAATAGGTGCTGCTTACTCAAGAACTAATGGAATAACAAAAGCAAAAATCACAACAGGCCAATCTTACAGATTACCGTTTGGTTATCGTATAAGTTTGCGTCAAGCGATTAACAAACCTAGATGGGGGCTAATCCCAACTCGTGCTGCTCTTGAAGATGCTATTTCCGGCGTTTCTGCTACTAGTGTTGGGTTTAAGGCAGGTCCACTTGTACAAATCGAAACAAGAACTTGGAACGAAGCAGACGGTGGTGGGTCGAAAACATATCCTACAACTTATGTTGGAATAATGGAAAGATTGACTAATTTCGCTGGTCAGTTGGGTACAGACAAATACGAAGTTCAAGTTAGAAGAAGTGATGGTCGAAGGATGACTAGACCTTTTGGTTCTCCAGTTAGAACTCTAAGAAATAACAACAAGGTAGAAAGAGACTGGTGGGGAGATGAAGAAGGGAAGGGCATTACAAGGCTCGTAGAGGCCTCTCAGTACTATATGGTGGATTGGTGGGGTAATACTCGTGGAGAGGCTGTAAGACGTGCTCCAGTGCGTGGATTCGGTATTAGACCAGCATGGGACTGTGGGGATGCTTACGAATATGATAGAACAAACGGCAGAACACCATATCAGAGGGTTTGGAATAATGGAAAACCAATTTTCAATTTGAAGAATGTTGTTAATTCAAACGGCGAAGTAAGCGTGACTACAAACTTTACAATCCCTAGATTTGGTGGAAGATTAAACGACGATAATACAAATTTATCTACAATCTTAGTAGATGTCTTTGCTCCCACACACGCATTAAGAATTGGTGATATGGGTGGCGGAAGGGGTGTTAGATACCCAACAGCATTCAATGAAGATTTGCTAACTGAAATTTCAGCACCTATCCATACAACAGGTATGGTTCTCAGTCATAACACTGCCGAGCCAACCTTTGGAGAAGGTCTGTTACGCCCCCGTAACGATGTACTGCAAGCCGATGAAATCCCTCGTGGGATTAGCGCTAGACTAGAAATTGCAGAGGATGGTTTGTTGAAGCCGGAGGCTGTTGTAAGTGATAGAGTAGAAGAAATTTCAGGTTCTAGCCCCCACAAAGATGCAGTTTCTCGCTCTAGCCCAAGAATTGGTATTGATGCAGAAACTATCGAAGGAACAGAAAAATCCCATATTGTGATTAATACAGAAGCCCACAGTTTGCATACTGATAGAAATGTTGGTCAGAGAACCGTACTGCATGGTGCTTACTCCATAGGCTCTCAGTCACTTGGTTACGCCGATTATACAAACTTCTCTTTCAATAACACAAATGGTGCAAACGCTGGTGTCTTGAAATTTAGTCACACATCTAACATGAGACCTTTAGGCGGCGACTATATTTTGGAAGCAAGAAATTTTGCTGGTCTTTTCGATGATACTGGTTGGGGTGTAACATCCTTAACTGGTTCAAATAAAACAACAAATCCATACCAAGATACTACAACTTACACCGCAGATACTAGAAGAAATAATGATACTGATAAAACAATTCAATTCTTAGTAAGACCAGTTAGAGTCTTAGATAAAAACCACGTTGAAATATTTAGAAGTAAATTCTCAGCATTGAAACAAAGTGACGGGGATTACTTCCAAGGTAGCGCCGGTGGAAAATACGGACTGTTTGTTTACAACACCCCAAGCGGAAGAACTGCGACTACCAACTTACCTGATACACGTGCTATTCCAAATGCAAATGGACCGTATATGCCTATCATCTATATGTCCACTGGCAATGATGCTGTGCCGTCTTCTATGGGTGCTAATTTACTAGGTACAGAAGTTACAAATTTCAATAAGGATACATTGTTCAATACTGTTTGTAGATTAGTAATTACTGAAAATACACTTCTCCACCACAGAAGCGATGCACCGAGAAGAAAGAATTCTGAATTAATAGACTACAATATAAAACCGAGATTTAGCCAATCTTTACATCCAAAAGGTCACAAGGCAGATGTGGACTTTGGAACTTCGGACCATACAGGTGATGCCGCATGACACTAGTTGAAGATTCGGCTGGTCACTTCAATGTGAGTCCTGACGCTATAATGACTGAGACAAGGAAACCTGTTTTTGTTGATAACGCAGTTCACTACAGTTTAATCAATCCCCAAACTTCTAACAAACAAAAAGTTACGATTGAAAATAGAAAGAATGCTACATATCACACCGCTTCAAATTCTTCGTATGAAATTGTAGAAAATAATTCTACACTAGAAATAACTCATTCTGAAAGAGCAGGACATAGATACGAAAATGCCCCTTGGTATGAAAATTCAAAACTATCTTCATCTTCAGATAAAAGGATATTAATTTACGGAAAAGAAAAGCAAAAAGAAAGACTACAATTGAATAGTTTTGAAACTCATACTAGAGGCATTAAAGCGAATCTCTCTAATATGCAGGGTAAAACATTACAGGATATCGGTTTTACAGGAAATGAAGTATATTTGGGACAACCAGTAGATATTGGGCTAAGAACCACCGATTACGCCTTACAATTAACTAAAGAAATTACAAGTGATGTAACATCTGTAAACATAGCAATGCCTAGAACTATTACTAATGCTACCTCAACGAGAAGAAAACATAGTACTAGTTTCTTGGCTGAAGATGTAAAGAACATCCCAATACTTTCTGCTTTGAAATTTGTCTCAAGACATGATAATAGAGTGGTGTATTTTGACAGGTTTGGTAATATTATCTATGTACCTTTCAATTTTTCAGACGCTTCTAGAATGGTAAAATCTAGTTTAAGACAAGGTACTGAAAGAACAAATCCAGTTGATAGCGTAGTAAATCGAGTTACAGTAGCGGGTATTCCTTTAGCGTTAAACAGTAATGTCGAAGTTACAGTTGATGATGGTTCAAGACAACAGGGTAAATTTGACTCTTTTATTCAATCAACTAATACACCTGTTTTCGATTCTTCGATAAAAACTGAAAGAGCCGCTAGAAGAGTCGCTCGTCAAATTTTGAAAGCCACCGCTCTAATGAAAGGTGCAATTGAAACAGATGGGCATCCAAACAGTTGGGATTTAAGGCCGGGTAATTTAGTAACTTACAAAGGGAAAAAATATGCAATTATGGAAGCGGAACATTCTTTCAATTCTAATCTTTCAAATTTCAAATTCCTCGCTTTAGATGTTGGGCTTGAAGGTGCTATTCAGGGTGTAAGTGAAGGATTTGTTGCTGAAGGTAATTTATCCAATAAGGATACGACAATACAAATTCAAAAAGAAGATTTGAGTTTATTCGATGAACTAGACATTTCATTCTTTACAGTAGTAAAAACAAGAGATGTATCTAATAGCGGGTATATCATCGGAAAGAATGCTGGGCGAAGCCTACCCGGTATAGGAAAAGAATCTCTAGGTACAGCAAAGAAAAAAGTAATTAGTTTCACGGAGGATTTAGATGTCGGCTTCTGATAATTTGAAAAGAATTTTAATTGATACAATTGCTTCTAACATAAACGAAGTTGTGTTCGGTTTTGATGGGACACCGGCAACCAGCAGTGACGGCTCAGTAGGAAGGCCAGCCGTAACTGTAACACCTACGATTACGGTACTCGATACTTCGACAATTTTGATTGAAGCGAACCTTCCAATCACTGAATCTTTCAATGAATCTATCAAGGAGGTACACCTCCGACTAAAAGATAGCAACGGCTTTACGCCGATATCAAGACACGCAATTCGACCTATATTGAAAACTACTGAAAATGAAATGAGCGTTCAGATACTTATGGAAGTGAAATAATGGCTAACTCACTAGACGGACATACAGACGGCGCAAATGAAGGATTAGTGGATGGAAGTCACATCGTAAGTCCTAGTTTTACTAATCTTTACGAATTAGCGAGGGGTAATGGAATTCTTCTGTTAGAAGATGCTGTCGCAGATGACGGTGATAGAAACACACCTGCTAACTTGCCGGGTGCTATTGCGACTACCGGAGATGCCCATATCGTTCAAGTGAGGGGCGGTCATGCTGTTATTGACAATGTTCTGTACAACTTTTGTGGCGGGGATGGGAGTACCGCTAACATTACTATAAACAGCAGTAGTTCTAATTTACAAGGTTCAACAACCGCTTTAACTAGTGGTCAAGAGTGTATTTTCGTTGTATATTTATGTACAGATGGCAATAATAATTCTTTAAGATTTGAACAAGGGACACCTGTTACAACAGCATCCGCATTTCCTACAACACCAAAAGCGTTTTTGAAAGACCCACTATCTTCTCTTACTTCAAAACAATCTTTTGTTATAGCCACTATTAGAGCAACTTACAATGGAAGCGCCGCTGCTGCTAATGATTTGAAAATTACAATTTCAGAAATAAATGATAAGAGAGGTTACATCCGACCTTCGCCTATTTATTTCGCACCATTAACTGGAGATTCTAGTGCTTCTGTTGATTCACACACCGATTTAGATAACTTCCACGCTTCTGCTAGTACCGAAACTGGAGACCTCACCGCATCTTCTCTTGGTGCTATGTGGATGAGCAGAGGGCCGGATGACCCCGGCCAGTCTGAAACTAACGATGTATTGTATTTCTCCGGTTTCCAAGATGGTAACAGGCGAACATTTAGGCTTGGGCCTGATAAATTAGTCAATCTTCCTTCTAGTGGCGGAACAACGACTTTCACTTTTGATGCAGGTACAAGTTACAGATTAGCAACAGATGTGGCTACGACTCTCAATCCAACAGGCACTTTCCCTAGTGGGCATACCATAGCAGTAGCAAACGCTAATTCAAGTGGCGCTACTAATAACATCACATTCGATGCTTCAGGTTTGAATGATACTATCGTACCTACAGAATCTGCTATTTATTCGTACAATGCTGATGGGTCTGCTTGGGTTAGAATGTTCAATTCTACAACAACTAGTACATCTTCAGACGGCGCATCAGGTAGGGTGCAACTGAGTGATGGGTCTTCAGGTTTTACAAGTTCTGCTAACTTATCTTTCAATACTAGTTCAAACGAGTTAACTGTAAATGGAAAATTAACCGTAACTGGGCTTATTGACCCTACTGGCTTAGAATTAACACCACAGTCGTCTAATCCTGTAACGGGTGGTACTGCTGGAAATACACTTTGGTTAGATAGTACAGATTCTAATAGATTGTATCAAGGCTCAACTAAAATTTTACAAGATGGAGATTCTGTTGCCAGCGATTTAAATTCGCTATCAGCCGGTGTTGTAGATGTAGCCACAGATTCTTTTGGCTTTATTGATTCTAATGATTCTAATAATTCTAAGAAAGAAACAATTGCGGATTTAGCAACCGCTATGGCTGGTACAGGAATAACTGCATCTAGTGGTGCATTCAATTTAGATGCTAATCAGGCCGGTATCACTAGCATAGGTCCGGCAGGAACACTTACTGTAAATCAAGATTTAACCATAACAGGGAATCTCACAGTAAGCGGTACTACCACTACTGTTGACACAGCCACTCTAAATGTTGAAGATATCAATTTAACTTTAGGAAATGGTGTTGGAAATGATGCCGCTGTAAATGGTGGTGGAATTACCTTAGATTCTTCAGATGGCGATAAAACTATTCTTTTCAGTGATACTAACGATGCTTGGGAATTAAATCTCCATACCCTGCCTAGTGCAGATAGCACTTACGATTTAGGTACAACTCTAATTCGCTGGAGAGCAGGATATTTCGATACGGTTTATGGTGCTGGAAATTTCACTACAATTACTGGTAGTGGAGATGTAACAATAGACACGAATGTGTTGAAAGTAAATACTACTACAGATAGAGTCGGTGTAGGACAGGCTTCTCCCGATGCAACTTTCCAAGTGAAAGAAACAGGATTCGGGTATGGTAGCACGACTGATGCTAGCACAAGCACTTCCACGGCAATTGATGTTACGTTATTTGATAGAACAAAATTTAGAGCAGCAAAATTGTTAGTAGAAGTTGAGAATACTACTGACGGCGTTTTTGAAGTTGCTGAAATGATTTTAACACACAACGGTACATCAGGCGCAGGTGCTACTGGAGCATCACTAACAACCTACGCTGTGGCGCAATCTGATGCATCAGAGACCGCACAAGGAACATATGATGCCGGTATAAACGGGAGCAACGTTGAATTACAAGTCACCCCCCTGCATAATTTAAAGAATATGACCGTGAAGGTGTCGTGGCAAGCAATAACAATATGATAAGGTGAATTAAATGGGCACAAAACTAGATTTCAAAGTAAAGAAAGGTATAGATGTTGAGGGTGGCGACATAACCGTAGCCAGCGGAAATGTTGTGTACGCTCCCACATTTGATACCAATGTAGCCGCAGCAGGTGTAACACTTTCAGGTACTACTCTACAAGCAGACGGTACTGACACCAACATCAACATTGCAATTACTCCAAAAGGTAGTGGAGAAGTAGATATCACAAAGGTAGACATTGATGGTGGAACTATTGATGGTACTACAATAAACACATCTGATATTACAGTAGGCAGCGGTAAGACTTTAGATGTTTCAGCAGGTACACTTACCCTCGCTGACGACCAAATTAGTGGTGATAAGGTATCGGGAGGTACTATCGGTACAACTACAATTACCGCACTCGCTGGAGATTTGAGTCTTGGTGATAACAATATCACTAATGTTGGTGATATAAACGCCGATAGTATTAGTGTTGATGCTTCTGCTGCTGGGTTAAATGTTGATTTTAGCGGTGCTGCATCAACTACTGCTAAAATATCATTAGGAGATAACCTTGCTGATGCTCTAAATATTACAGAAGGTTCAAATTCTTATATCAAATTCATAACAACAAATTCAAGTGAGCAAATTGTTTTTGGTAAGAATTCAACTTTTAGCGGCACTACTATTGCAAATTTGGGTACGGTTACTACAGCCGATATTAACGGTGGTACAATAGATGGTGCGGTAATTGGTGGTAGTAGTGCCGCTGGAGGTACATTTACATCTCTTACAGTAGAAAAAGCAGGAGGCGAGGGTTGGCTTAGAGTAAATGGTACTGCTAGAGAAACTAATACTAGACTCCAAGTTAATGGTGACCCACTTTCGGGTACGAGTGGTACAACATTAAATTACGTTGAAGCAAGATTGCATACTGATGTTTCAAATGACGACATAAACGGTACTACCTACAATAAATTAGGTAATATGTTTCTTCTTGATAACGCAGAAGATGTACCCGGTACAGGTCAAGGTGTGATGTTCACTGTAGGTAGAAGCGGCACAGGCGACCATTTCGGTGTAGGTAGGGTAATTCAAGGTGCTTCTTCAACAGAATATTTCGGTATTGGATATGCAGGTACAAACTTTGATGATTCACCCGGTTCTAATGCCGCTTTATTACCTGCTAATTTGATGTTTGAATTAGATGTAAGCGGTAATGCTAGTTTGTCTAAAGACGGAGCGACATTGGAATTTAACAACAATTCTCAAACTACAAAAATCAAGGCTAGCGGTTCGTCTTCCGCTTCTGTAAGTTACACATTACCACCTGCTGGTCCTGCTTCCAACGGATACGTACTTTCTTCTACAACAGGCGGAGTAATGACTTGGATAGCCGCCGCAGGTGGCGCAGACGGAATGGGAAGCGGTTTCGTTTTAGAGGATGGGGACGGTACAGAAGTCACAATTGATGAAAATAAAGAAGTGAAGTTCATTGATGGGGATGGAATAGAAATTAACTGGACTGATGTATCAACGGGCTCTGACGGAGACCCTTACGACTTAACTTTCTCTTTGGACATTGACGGAATGACCGACATTGGTGGGGGGCTTGCGTCAGGTGATTTGTTCATAGTAGATGATGGTGCAGGTGGAACCAACCGAAAAACAACAGTAGATAGAATTGCTACACTATTGGCTGGTGCTGGTCTTACTGCAACTAACGCTGTAATTGCTGTGGATGCAGACCAAAGTAGCCAAATTACAGCAGTTGGAACTCTCACAGGTCTTACTGTAAGTGGCGCAACAGACCTCAACAACAATCTAACAGTTGATGGTGCTACAATTTCTCTTGATGCAACCACTTCTCTAAACATAGATAACTCAAACACCACAAATGGAATTACAATCGGTACAGCAACAAGTGGAGTTCCAATTTCTATAGGTCATACTACATCTGAAGTAACAATTAACGATAATCTAACCGTAACAGGAAATTTAACAGTAGATGGAACTACTACAACAATGAATTCTACTACTTTACAAGTTGATGATAAGAATATAGAATTAGGAACAGTTGATTCTCCTAGTGACACAACTGCCGATGGTGGTGGTATTACTCTAAAGGGTTCAACTGACCACACAATTACTTGGGATAACTCAAATGATAACTGGACAAGTAGTGAGCATTGGAATTTAGTTACAGGAAAAGTATTCAAAATAAACAACGCTAGTGTTTTGTCTGCCTCAACATTAGGAAGTGGAGTTACTACATCTTCTCTAACAACAGTTGGTGCTTTAAACAGTGGTAGCATTACTTCCGGCTTTGGCACAATAAATACTGGTTCATCAGCAATCTCTACTACAGGGACTTTGACTGGTGGAAGTATCGTAGGTACAAGTTTGGATGTTTCAGGAAACATAGAATGTACAGGCACTTTGAGCCTTAACAACGGTACAAACACAATTTCTGCTGCCGAACTGAGTGTTTTAGATGGAGTCACAGCCGGTACTGTAACGGCTAGTAAGGCATTAGTTGTTGATTCTAACAAAGACATAGGCGATTTGCGAGATTTAACCGCTACTGGTGCTCTTGAAGCAGACGGTTTACAATTGACTGGTGGTGCTAATTCCGCCGCAGATTCAGCCACAGTAGTAGCCATAATGGACGTTTCAGAAGCAACTGGTCAATCTTGGACAGGAAGTACCGCTTATGATATTGCTAACTATGCATTCGGAACATATAGAACTGCTAAATTCATAGTTCAGGTTAGCGATGGAACTGATACAGATTGTATGGAAGTTTTAGTTACATACGAGGGTGCTTCTGCTCCAGCGGCTTCCGCTAATATTTTCTTAACAACTTATGCGTACATTACAACAGCCGCTAGTGATTTAGGTACAATTGATGCAGTGAAGGGCACTTCTACAATTGACCTGCAATTTACTCCGGCTTCTACAGGGACATACTCTTACAGTGTGGTAAACACACTTCTAATCAAATGATGGAAAGTGAAATCATGGTGATAATTTGGCGACAAAAAAGGATTTTAAGGTAAAAAATGGACTTATAGTGACTGACGACATAACTCTTGATGATGGGGGTTCGTTGAAAGAAGCAGGTGGCACAGCCGCTTTTACTTTCGATGGCTCAGGTAATGTCACAAAGATAGGTCAAGACTCTCCTAGCAGCGGTGAGTTTCTCAAATGGGATGGGTCGAAGTGGGTTGCTGATGCTGTTAGTGGTGGTGTCGGAGGTTCAATTTCAGAAGACCAAGTAGGAGTAGGTTCAACCACAGCCGATGAAATAGAAGGTTCAGCAGGATTTACTGCCGCTTTAGGTGGGTCAGGTAGTACATCTGTTTTGAAATTCGGTCTTTCTGACGGTACAACTAACTATACTAGACTAAGACTTAACGGAACTAATGCTTATTTAGAGTTTAGAGATGCAAGTGATAACTCAAAGGCTGCTTTAGGTTTTCAATCAACTCAAGGATTGAAATTTTATGCAAAAGCGGGCGGTCTAGGCGCGTCAGAAGCGTTTAGAATAACTCCGAATGATGAATGGGGTCTTCAAGGTGCTAACTATGGTACAGCAGGTCAAGTTTTAACTTCCGGTGGTAGTGGGGCGGCTGTATCATGGACTACTGTTAGTGGTGGTATTTCCGATGTTGTGGATGATACAACCCCACAATTAGGTGGGAATTTAGATGTTAATGGGAATAAAATAACATCAGTATCTAATGGTAATATAGTAATAGAACCTAATGGTTCGGGTAAAGTACAAATCGGAGATACTACATACAATCCAAGCGGTGTAACAACAGGAAAATTAACAGTAACAAGAGATGAAACAGAAGGCTCAGATACAGGCCCAACTCTAATGTTGGTTGATGGCGATAGTGATGCTAACAATGGGCCAATTCTCAAAATGTATAGAAATACAGATTCCCCTGCTGATGGTGATGCTTTAGGTGCTATTGGTTTTGATGGAGAAGATTCAGCAGGAGGCGAAAGAAGTTATGCAAGAATACGAGCAGTATCAGATAATGTAACAAGCGGTTCAAATGATGGCTCGCTTGAATTTAGAGTATTTGCTAATGGAACACAAACAGAAGTAATGCAATTAGAGTCTGATGCACAAGCGGGTGCTAAAATGACTTTAATGGGTGTATCACAAACAGGTGCAGTAGTTAGCGGTACATCTACTGCAAACACCGCTTATTTGAGTTTAATAGAAGTAGCAAGTGCAGACCATAAAGCAATAACCGCAAGTGTACATATTACAGATTCAACAAATAATGAGGTTCAAACAGAAATGATTGTTGCTCATTTCGATGGAACAACCGTGAATTATACTACTTACGGGCAAATATTTGATGGTGCTGCGGCTATTGGAGTTTTAGAAGCAACTTATGTTCCAGTAGGGAGTAAAATGTTAATACGATTCCAAAATACACAAGGTTCAACAGCAACATTAGCGGGTTCTGTATACGCTACTTTGCATCCATGAGGTGATTAAGAATGGGCAGACAACCGTTTAGACAAATGAAAAGCGATGGAACAATGCAAGATGCAGGGGCTTCTGCTGGCGACCCACCCGGATATAAAACGATAGATATGGATGCAAACTATGACCATTCATTTCACAAATCTTACGGTGTTTTTGGTGTGGATGGGCAATCAACAGGTTACACTATGAATTATTTTATGCAAAGTAACGCATGGTACGCTTATCCCTTTGTTATGCCGAAAGACGGAACATTAGCCTCTATTGAATTACAAGTAGGAACGGCGGGCGCATCGGGAGATGAAATAGCAGTAGCAATTTATCCAAGTGATGCTAATGGTGACTGTAGCGGGCAAACGGCTATTCTTCGTAAAACAGATATTGATGTTTCGACAACCGGATATAAGAATATAACTTCAATATCAAGTCCTACTGTTACAGGCGGAGATATATATTGGTTTGTGTGTAAAGCGACTTTTTCTGATTTTCCCGGCACTTGTAAGATGAAAACATCAATAGGAGGATTACCTAATTTATCCGGTAGGGTAACAGGTGGCTCATATAGCAACCAACCCTTTTCCGGTGTATCAAGGTGGGGAACATTTAGTGGTGACCCACCCGCAACATTCGCAACGGGTGGTTCGGGCATGCAATACAAAATGGGAACACCAAGTAGTAGGTATATACTATTCAATTTAAATTATAGTTAAGGAGAGAGATGTATGGTAAGTGTAAGGCGTGAAATATACGAAGAAGACGGAACAGTAACAGTCGAAACTTTAGAGATAACTATAACATGGGAAGAAATATTTATCGAAAGAGAAATGATGATGAAGAATACTGACTCATTCGTTCTCCCCGATAGAGGGCTTACAGACTCTCAGTTATCAGATATCCAAACTTACAGACAGGCATGGAGAGATATCACTGATTATGATACTGCTGATGAGGCATATGAAAACCTACCAGTTCTACCCGATTGGGTATTGGAAAACGAATTGACAGGTTAAATAGAAGGGTGATTTTTAGACTCTAGACTTTTGATAAAGTGCATAGCAACCCGCATATGCTCCCATAACAAAAACAAAACCTATCATAATGTAAGCGGGTAGAAATGAAGTATCAATTTCACCCTCTAAAACTTTTGAAATTGTGCTTACGTCAATCAATCTTCCCACCCCTCAAATAGTTCATCTAAAAATTTCATCATCATGTTGCAAGTCGAGGCTGGTCGGGTCATGGTGTAAAAAATACACCACTAGTATTTTTCCCTTTCGTTTTTGTGTGTTTAATGGAGGTACGGTGAAGTGCGAAGAAGAATTAGGAGATGAAGAGATACGCACTTGCTACTAGGAAAAACACAAACGTCAGAACGACCTAAAGAGGGTAGAAACCAAAAATACACCGTTTAGCGTAGCAAACCTCCTATCAATGCTACCATCGCCCACCAAATAAACGCTTTGGCTTAAAAGTAGAGTCTTGCCAAAAATGCCCACATTGTTTACATTGCCAAAGATGAATTCTTTTCTTAAATTCATCATGGTATCTTGCACTTAGTCTACGAGGTACGTGCTTATGGCTACACGCTCGACAAGTTACATTCAACTTGTCCATCAGTCGCCCCATTACTCCACCGGCCTTCTACTAACTATATCATCAATTCTCAAAATTGCAGTAGTTACTTCTGTTGCACTAAGCACTGCTTGTTTAATCAATTTAGAAGGTTCTACAATATTATTTTCTTTCATTGAAACAATACCACCTTCGGTTACATCAGGTCCATGTGTTAAATCGCCTTCTAACACTTTTGTCCTCATCGCTAGAACAGTATCTAGTGGGTCATGCCCAGCATTCTCCGCTATGGTAGCAGGAATAACCTCTAGAGCGTCTGCAAAGGCTTCTATTGCCATTTGTGCCCTTCCCCCTATCTTAGCGGCATGATTGCGTAGATGTGAAGCCATAGCAACAAAACTAGAGCCTCCTCCATACACTACACTATTTTCGTCTTTTACCATACCAACTACACCCAGTGCATCATCGAATCCTCTTTCCACTTCATCAAGTGTTGATTGAGTAGCACCACGAAGAACTAGAGTTGATTGGTCGCTCTCGACATTTCCAGTAACAAAGAGATAGTAGACATCGTTATGCTTCTGCTTTACAAGTTCCATGTCAGTTACATTTTCTATGTCGTTTACAGTCTGAGCCACAGGTAACTCTAGTGCGCTGCTAAGAGCCTTCATCATACTTTCAGGCACTCGCCTTACAACACCAATGTCGTTTTTCTTTAGATAGGCACAGATACTATCGTGTACTCCATCTCTTACGAATACAACGCCTTTACCATCTAGCATAGAAACTATCTTCTTTGCCTTGTCTAGAAGACTATCACTGCTTGATTGTTTGAATTGAGAATACTCGTCTGCCCCCATTTGAATTGAGATATTTTCTTCTGTTTTCTCATTCTCCAATCCAGTATTAATTAAAACTACCTTCATTTCTTTTTCGTGGGCGAAATCTAATACGAAATCTTTGCTAAGAATTACACCATTGAAAAGGAATGATTCTTCTATGCTACCACCGGGTAAACTGACTACTCTTACCTTGTCTGCTTCTCCTGCTTGCATTACAGCATCTACACAGATTTGACTCACAACTTCAGTAGCACTTTCCAAAGTTTTACCAGTAATTGCGGTTTTTGCTATATTTTTCAGTACTTCTTCATCCCCAGTAAATGCTACTTCACTTTGAAGATATTTTGTAGCCATAGTTGCGGCTTCGTGGTATCCTCTACAAACTACATTGGGATGGAGCCCCTTACTGAACAGACTTTCGCTGTTAGCAAGTAACTGACCCGCTAGAACTACTGTGCTGGTTGTACCATCGTAACACAAAGATTCCTGTGTCTTTGCTACTTCTACCATCATTTTAGCACCGGGGTGACTGACATCTAATTCACGAAGAATAGTTGCACCGTCATTAGTTACAATGACATTACCTGCCCCATCTACCATCATCTTATCCATACCCATAGGGCCGAGTGTAGACTGGCAAGTTTCGACAATTATTTTTGCTGCTCTAATATTCATAGATTGAGCGTCTGCTTTCTTTTCTTCTTGATTCATTCTTCTTCCCCTGTATCTTCTATTATGGTTTCTTCTGATGCATAAGGCCACTCTACTTGGTTAGCAATAACCGCAGCCATACGCTGTATATCACTCAAAGCCGCTCCTTGAGTAATCGCTGTTAATAATCTGTGCAATCCTAATTTTAATTTTATTTCTTCCTCTTGATTCATGTTTACCACTCAATTTCAATTTCTACTATTTCTCCTGTTTCAAGGGAGCGTGATTTAACGAAAGAATAATCTTGCATATGCTTATACAAATCATAAGTCAATTGTGCATCTTTAAGACAATACTCAGCAACATCATTGTAATTACCGTTTTGCCATTGAACTGGCGCATCTAAACTTGACATCATTTTTTCTGCTTTCAAGTTTTGACTGGCTAGCATATTCAAATCTGTGGCGACTCTTTGGTGTTTTAAAGCCGCCTTTTGTACAATTACTTTAGTGTCTATAATAGATTCAGAATGTTTGGATAAAACATCCCCCGCAGCCCAGCAATCAAGCGAATCTTTGATTACTGGTAGGTCAAATTTCAATATATTATGGCCTAAAATTTTACCACCTTTGTTTATGAAATCAATCAAATGGTCACCTATATCTCTTGGGTGAAGTGGTAATGTGTTTACCCCTTCTAATTCAATGTCTTCTTTGGAAAAAATAGTACCGTCAGAACCATCCCAAGTTGCTATAACACTAGGTTCAAACAGTGTTCTATTATTCCAACCACCAATATCATAAGAGAAATTAGCGGTTTCAATATCTAAGGAAAGAATATCGCTCATGTATAATCCTCAATATATGTCACTTATTCAATCCATCTGTTTCAATCTAAGGTAAACTATCCTAGATTCTTTAGTTGTTTCAAACATATCTTTAGCATACTTATTGAAATGATTCCAAGCAGTACCTCTTGTAACCTTCGCTTGGTCTTCATAGGTCTTGAGCATTCTCTCTTTACGAACCCACCCTTCACCACGAGAATCATCAAAGTCAACTTTACCAGTATTTTGGAATGATATAGTGAATTTTTGTCGGTATTCTGTAACTTCTGTCTTTTTGAATCCAACTTCGACTTCATCTTCAAGCCAAAGGATTAGATTTCTTGTAAGGTCGTAAAGAATATCTTTAGCCATATCTACGTGCTCACCAGTTACAGTCCAAGAATTATCTAACATAGCCATATGTGTTGCGAAGATGACCGTATAATTTTCAACTGCTGGCATGAAAGATGCCACAACCTCACCTATACCGGGTGCAAGACCGTTAAGAAGAGTGTAGTAATCATCTATAGCATCGAAACAGGCTGAATAAAATGTTTCATCTGCGTTAAACATCTCATGCATATGCTTCTGAATTAATTCTTCTTGCTCACTTCTAGGCATGGATTCCCATTCAATAAAAGTAGTTTCACTCAAATTCAATAATCGGTCTCGTAGATTCTTGGTCAAGTTATTGAAATAATCTACAATCTCTTGGTAATCAACCGCTAATTTTGGTATCTTTTTGTAGGCAGCATTCATCCTTAGATTACTAACTTCTCTACGCTTTTCAGTATCCCATTCGCCCCAATATAGTAGAACTCTTTGGAAAATACCCTTTGTTAAGACGTAATCTTTTACACCCTTTGGAGGGAAAGTTGTAATCCATAAAGATACCAATGATTCAGTTTCGATTCTACCAGCCTTTGTGTGTTTGACTAGAATGTTGTTGTTACTACCTACAGGGTTACACGCTGATTGGAGATAAAGAACGGTTTCTTGGCTATGCTTATTTGGGCTTAGAATGATACTTCCTTCATCGAAATTCAAGACCTTTCTCCCATCAAGAAGCCCCTCTTTCAAAGTCTTAACGTGTTCTCCGTCTTCGTCTATATTTTCTTCCCAACCACCAATCAAAGCGGCATCTGTTCCAGTTGTGTACATATCAGTAGGGATTTCAGCATCTCGACAGATATCCCCCATAAATTCCCAAGCAACAGACTTACCACTTCGGGAAGGTTGAATCCAAAAAACGTGCACTCTTGGGTCTATATGACTAGCACCCCAAGGTATGCGTACATACGGTACTGCTGCTTGTCCTTGTAAAAAGAAAAAGGAAAGCATTCCCGGTATGTCGTTCTTCATTGATGTCTGTCCAAAATGTTCCAAGTAACCTTGGAAAATTGGAAACTTCTTCACCGCCTCATATTCTGTGTAATTCCTCATAATTTGACCCCTAGAGAGGTCAGCCTATAAGTATATTGTATGGACTATACATCGGACAGTTGGATTCATCGCCTTTTTCTTCTCTCCACGTGCATTGGTTCTTCGCTTGTTAGTGCCTGAACTATGCGTTTCCTCAGTACCTCTCCTAACCCTTTCACCTGTTTCAATGATTCAGGGAAGCACATTTCTTCTAGGCTACCACATTTTTCTAGTAAATTATCCACAGTTTCTTTCCCCAAGCCGGGTATTGCTAACAGCATATCAGCCCTCACATCATTACTAGCGACTCTTCTGATTGCTCTTGCACCATGAGAAGACGCAGGTTTGTGTAATTTATCATGAAGTTTGACTATGAAAAGTGAAGCCTCGCTCATGTTTGGTGTGTAGAAAACCTGACACTCAAAATCAGACATTACCCTAGCAATAGTACCGAGTAGTTCATTTTGCACTCTAGTGTAGGTAACTTTACGTCCATTGTTTTTAGCCATTGCAACATACTTTTCTATTGTACCATGAATCACTAAGAAAAAACGCTCGTAGTTTGAATCCATGTTTTCTAATTGCCGCCAAAGATGACCACTATGGCTTGACTGGAAAAAGTCGGTTATACTCTTAGCCTCTACACACGCATTACCTAGAAGATAATCACCTACAACTAGTGGTTGTTGTGAAACTGCTAAACCTGCTTTCTCAGCCTTTCTTAGAACAGAATCGTATAGTGGTCCTCTTTCATTGGAGTCAATTATTAGATTTGGCTTTGGCATTTTCTTTCCTCCTTCTATTCCTACAATCCATACAAAGACCAGTGAATTTGTGCAATCTCTTCCTTCTCTTTAAACCACTTCTGTTTAGTTTTATACCGCATTCTAAGCAATTAAGGGGTAATTCATCCATCAGATATCCTCCGCCGTCCCATCATAGAATTTGCATCTACCAGTGCAAAGTCCATCAGTTATGATAGTCCTACACATACCTGCGTTATATCCGTTATTAGAAGAGCCACCGAAAACTAAACTTTCGACTTGTAAAGTAGTAGTAGATAAGTCATAATCCACCCAACCTTGCCTTGAGATTACATCAACAATGAAATCTACGTGCTTTGCCTTTTCTTCATTTGACACACTATCAGGTGGGAAAAACCACCGTAGTCTACTTGCTAAGTAAGAGGCGAAATGCAACCTAGCCCTGTGAGGTGGGTTTCCTTCACCCATAGCGGATTGCGCTAAGCATGGAAGAATTGTAAACCCGTCAATTGACATATCAGGTAAGTCACTAATTTCTCTCTTCTTAGATTTGAAGATGGTTTTTCTTTCGGGTAAAACCAATTCTAATGCTTGAGAGCCATGCTGTATGTATCCATCTTGTGATTCTTGGGCTTTATCCAATAAATCCATGTGTGTGCTATTGAGTAAAACTTCTGAGGTCATTGGTATACTCCAACACCCTCTTTTGCTATTGTAGGAATTAGGAATTCTAATCATACCAGCGGTATCAAAAGCCACGGTTGGGTCATTACAAAACAAGTCTAGTTCTTTATGCCACTTTGAAAGAACAATTCTACCAGCGTCTTTTACCCTAGCAACGTCAAACCCATTACTAGGTGTGAAAGTCTGCTGGAGTGGTATCCAAACATGGAAGCCCCCACCACTAAACCAAACGTAATGCAGTAAGTCTTTTTCAGAAAGAAATAGATGTAGTCTTTTTACTTGCTCATGCATCACTTCAAAGGGTACATCTTCTCCTCTCTTTCTAAAATTCTTACAATCAAAGTCACAAACAAAGTGACGTATAATCGGTGTATTGTAATCTACTCTATGGTTTCTAGGCGGGGTCAAACCGCGATAACCGTAAGCAGTAAAGAAAACGTTACCGCTTCCATTCTTCCCTTTCCAGTATCTTTCTAGTTCGTTCCAATCTTTTACTAATCTTCGATAACCCTTTTCACCATCAGCCCCAATTTCCAATACCTCTCTTGGGAAATCAAGCGTGATGAACGCCATTATATCATGCAACCTTAGTCAAGATTTTATCCAATAGTCGCTCAATTTCTTTAGGTGATAACCTACTCTTGTTAAGAGTGAAATGGTAACTGTCGTAGCCATCAACTTTGTCAATACCTAACTCAGTATAATCATCCAAGGTGGTTTGCAAAGTTTCCTTTACAATCATATCTTTATCACCTAATATTCCAAAATCAACAAGCACTTCTTTATGCGGTTGATAATGTCTGTTCATTGTTTCTATCGTCTTCTTTAGTAGTAATTCTACAGTTCTCTCTTCTATCATAATTCCAACTCCTGTTGTGTCCATGCGGGGCAAATGTGCATGAAATCACACCACGCACATTTGAAATCATTTCTTTCCGCAGGAAAATCCATGTCAAGGTGGGCCTTGACTAATTTTTTCAGGCGCTTTTCAACAGTTCTTTCTGCATACTTCGCCTTTCTATCTGAAGTTGACTCAAACTCCCAAGCAGCAGCATCACCATTGTTTATATTGCCGCCGGGAAATTCCCAACCCCAATGTGTAATCGGGAGATATTCTCCGTGTTGACTACATTCAAGCATCATTTTGTAAAATTGCATTTCAGCCCTTAACTTAGTTGCTGTTTTTCCTTTCTTCCATTTTCCAGTTTTCAATTCCATGAGGATGTATCCTTTATCATCCTCAAAGATACGGTCAATAAAACCCCGCATATGAATAGGTACTGGAGTCCCATCAACCTCTACAATACGAGTAGCGTGTACTTCGGCTTCGTTCCCAACTGGAAACCAATCAATACCTTTAGTGGCTACCAGTCTATCGAATTGCCAATCAACCCATGTTTGGATTTGCTCATCTTCGCCATATAGATATGGGGATGGGGGTTTTGGGATAATGTCGTGTAGCATTTGGCGAGCCATGTTCATATTACCTGACTCTATTTGCTCTAGAATATCATCTATGTAATTGACCGCCTCTTTCCAAAAGTATTCAGTCATATCGTGCACATTGTTCCCACGAATATGGTAGTCCTTTTCTTCTTGTTTTAGTTTCATAATGTATTGAAAAAAGTATTGTTTTGGACACCAATCAAATGTACCGTTGCTACTTTTCGTAACTCGTAAAATTTTATCTTCCATGTCAGGAGACCAAGAGTAGTCACTCTTCGCATAGGATTCTTTCATATCTTCAAACGGATAATCGTCAGCCTTAGCCAACTTATCATCGCCATTAGGATTCCATCTCATCACCAAAAACCCCCTTGATATGGAAAATTCTTGACGCTCATGTGTTTCCCCTCTTTTCTTAATCGAATACATTTACCGCAAATAGTCGTATGGCGACCTTTAGTACGAGGTTTCATTTCTTTACAAATTTGACACTTGTATCTCTTCATTTCCTCTTTCTCCTGTATTCTTTCATTCTTCTAAAGTATTCTTCCCACTTCATTCATTTTCCTCCATCTCTCTTAACTTGGCTTTGACATAATCTCTTCTAATACTCTTAAGTTCCAACCTATCCCTTTCAGCCTCGATTAATTTCTGTAAGTAAACTGCTAGGTCCATTGCTTCTTCCTGAGCATGAATCAACCATTCTAACTGGGACAAAGGTGCTGTCTCCATTGTGACCCCATACTTTCTCTTACCAACTTCTGCTCTTCCTTGTATTTTCTTACATACTTCATCTTCTATTCTACTCATTAAAACCACCTTAGTATTTCATTTCGCTTTTGTACCATTTATCTCCACATTCTGTACATAGTCCTTGGACTAACCATTGACTATCAGCAGTGCATTTACCGCAATCAGCGCAATTACTGTAATGACCCATCACCAATACACCGCCGGTTGTTCTTGTGGTGATGCGGCCTTTTCCATATCCCAACCCATTACACTGTACACTGGTTGGATTTTGGCCTTCACCATTTTTTCTACGACCACATCATAGTCAATTGAGAAGTCTTTGATTTCATCTTCTTCCCTGAAAGCCACTACGTTAGCAGGGAATGTTTTGGTTTCACCGGATTTAGCAACAAAGTGAGAAGCGCTTGCGTTTTTCTTCTCTTTTGGAAATGATACCGAATCGGGTAAACCTTCGGGTACTGCATTGATGTACACCCATTGTGCTCCATCTCCCGGTCTAAAGGGGTCATCAGTTGCAATATTTTCATTGTAGTATTTAGCAGCCCTCACAGGCATAGGAACGTTTGCTGTGTAGTTATTCATACTCTTCTTGATTCTACCATAAGGGCTTAAATCTTTTATTGGTCTTTCACCATTTAGAATTGATTTTACTATCGGGCGTATAGCCGCAGTAACCTCTTCTTCTTCTGCGCCTTTACCAACTAAGTCAAATAAAACACCTTGTGTTTCTTTACTGATTGGTGCGGCGTTAGATGCTTTGATTTCAAAACCACTAACTTTCATTTTGCCTTTATCAGACTCAGGCCAAGACTTGATACCAAAGTATCTATTTTTCGTTTCAGCACTAATCCAGTAATCGAAGTATGCTTCTAATTCTACATCCATGTAGGGCATATCCAGTTGTTTTCTAGATTCTTGAGTTAGATGTGCTGCTAGGTTTTCTGCTTCATCGAATGGAACTTGAATAAATGCGGAATCAGTATGACCATACAACCCGCGATAACCTTGCCTTTCACTTTCAGCAAGTAGGAATTTGATGCTCTCTCTACCCATGTATGTAATAGTGCGGCCTATATCCAAATCAGACCACATACCACCTATTTTACCCATAGATACCATACCGTAGAGGGCGTTCACTGCAACTTTCGTTGCTGTTTGAAGCATATCATATCCTAATTTTTCATTAGTATCTGTCGCTTCGTACATTTTCTTTTTGTAATCTTTTCTTAATGCGAGCATTTCACTCACAACGCTTGGGAGTAATCCCACTTCGTCTTGTGACCAGTGAGTTCCATTACCGGGAGATTTAATATTACTACCGGCGTTTTGTTTTTTGGTTTCCCAAGATAAATTCAGACTCAGTATAATATTCGGATACAAAGAAGCGTAGTCTACCAGTGCTACACCTTCATGTCTTCCCGGTATAGGGTCAGGAATATACGCCGCCTGTAATTCTTCACGATTCTGCGCTTTAGACGATGGTGCTTTCAAATCTGTTCTTCTTCCAATTAGACCCCTAAAGTATCTAGTAACTTTGTAGGTGCTACGGAATCCAACACCACATAGTTTCATCATGGCTACATGGAATTCAACGGCGTGTAACATCTCATCAATGTCTCTTAGCAAGGTTGTATCCACTAAACAGTAGTCAACGAAGTCATCGAAGTAATCATACCATCCATTGTGTACAGTCATACCTTCGATTCTATCTGTTAGTTTCTCTCCTAAGTCTAAACTTTGAGCCACCCAGTTAAGGCTACGGCTAGACATTTGCCCTCTACCGGACTTCTGCCATATCGCCTCAAAGCCACTACCTGTAATCCCTCTAGCCGCACTATCGAATACTATCCTACCCTTAATCGGTTGAGCGGATTCATCGTACCCTGTATCCTTTCTAGGAGCGATTACTTCACCAATCGGACTCAATCTTGACGGGTCTTTCAGCCTTCTATACAGATGTGGTATATCCGCCCAGTTTCCGGCGTGTGCTACAAGAATATCAGGGTCTCTTTCGTCAAGGTATTGTAAGAATCCCTCATGCATTGATTCTTCGTTTAGATATAATCTAAGTTCATACCCACCATACCTATCTATCCATTTTGTATGTTCACTCATCAAATCTTGCTTCCAAGCGAACACCACAGGGTGTGGTGCTTGATTATCTACAACAGCCATTACGGTGGTGAAATCCTCTTTGGGGTCCCACTCCAAATCGAAGTACCAAATACGAGGATGGAAATCAGGGATACCATCAGGATAGTTTTGTATCAAATACTGGTCTGTATAGATTAAATCCGCTTCATATGTATGTGGGTACTCATCTTTGATATTCCACAAATGGTTAGGATGAGATGCTGTCAGTTTTATCAACGGTACACCATCTATTCCTACTGCTGTTTTTGTTCTGTCAATACTTACACCCGGATATCTAGATTCTATTCTGTGTATGGTAGCATCAGTTATTGCTGCGTCTACCCAACAAGAAGGAGATATGTAGTCTTCATCCCCCTCTTGTAATACCCGCTCATGTAATACGCCATCAGCGTCTCTTGTGCGTTCATAGATGAATGGTTTATCAGAATCTGAATTCCATTCTCCGATACGAAGAGAGCCACGAGGTGTATTGAATACACGAGACTCAGGCGTAAAGTAATCCACTATCATCCAATCACGCTTCTTGGATTATTATCAATAGTGTATTTTCTTGTTCAATAATCAAAGGTAATGATTCACCCATGTGAAAAGTAGCAGCGCTTTCTTCAAGCATACCAAGACAATCAGTAAACCAATGCCCGAAATCACTCTCTACAGTACCCATTGGTCCTTGAGAATTCGATACGCTTAACGTGGAGAAAATACGAGGGGTATGTTTCTTACCCATAGCAACAGCAAATTCACTCTCATCAGCATTTACTGATACTGTAATTCCGTGTTTCCCGACAATATCTTTCATCTTAGCAATATCGAGTAACTCAGATGCAGATATATCACCATGTGTGGATATCTCAAGTTTCTGCGGAGTCCAAGTAGACCACATAGTATCTTTCGCCTCAGAAATTAATTTATTTATCAACGGCGTTTTTGTATGTGAAATAATAGTATTACTTGTTGGAAGTTGTAACTTTGTGCTACCACCATTAACATACAAAGTCTTACCTGACCCCATTTGCCTTACCAAGATACTATCTTTGCTTATCTTTTTGCAAAAAGAAACCAACTTTTTCAAATCTGAAATATCTATTTCACCTTCAGTTTTTATTGAGTTAGCCTCAACAGCCATTGATTTTTTCAAATAGTGTGTGGAAAACCCTACTTCTGCTGAAATAGAATCCTTAGATGCTACAATTTTCAAATCCTCAGTTTCCCCAAAAGAAGAAAGGAATTGAAGGAAATCTTTTCTATCTAACTCTACTTCTGTCATATCTCACAAACTCCCATCACTTAGTTCAGGAAGACCGACCCATCGGGCTGGCTTTCCTGTTTCTGTAACAAGTATTGTTCTTCTTTGTCCCTGTAGTTCTGCATTAGTTTTACTCTTATCAAAGGTGACTGTATACTCGCTCTTGATAATTTCACGCCGTTCATCGTCATAGGTATCAACTCTTTCGCACATCAAAATTTGATACACGTAATTGTTGGTTGATTTCTCACAATCAGGTCGCCACTTAGCACCATCTTCGTTTTTACCGAAAGAATAGTTTGTCATTCGTAAGTGGGTTTCCCAATACACCTGACAACCTGCTGACACTAACTGCTTTGATAGAGCGGTCAATTGATGGAATCTAGTCTTGCGTATCGCCCAATCCCACTGATGGCCTACCTTAACGTTCCAGTCAGCCGCTTCGATACCGTCACGAGCCAAATTTAGGTCTTCGATTCTCATACAGTTAATCGCAATCGAATCCCAAAGGTCTATCCCTGTTACTAGAAGACCCCAAATTCTTTCACCATCATAACCATCATCGTTCTGCTTTCGGGCTGTATCCACAGCGAATTGCATGATATTCATAACACGGTCGTGAGTGCCCGGATAATCATATGCAGTTCTGTTTCCAGTTTGCATTACCCAAGGATTCCAACATCTAATTCTATCGTTGTTTGAATGGAATGCGGTTGTAGTACCCACCCCACCACCATCGAAATCTAGAATCCAAAGTTGGTCTTTTCCGTTGCTATCATTTTTACAATGCCTATCGAATGCATCTAAAACAATCGCAGTTTTTCCTGTGTTTTCATGTCCAGCAATCAAAGCAAAAACCGTAGTTTTCGGTTGATTCTTGTGAAGTGATTGTAACTCGCTTCTCAAATCTGAGAATGGGTCATTGCTATTTACAACAGGTGTGGTTTTATTCTCAGCAGTAGGTAGAGGCTCGCCGCTCTCTTCTCTATCTTCTTGAATGCGCTTCGCTGCGCCAAAACCCGCCATCACTCATCACCACTTGCTTTATTCAAAGCCTCAATGTTAGAAATCAATTGTTGCCCAGCACCCATTACTGTGTTGGCGTATTGTTCCAGCAACTGTAATTGTAATTGTTGCCTAGCAACCTGCTTCTCTAACATCTCCACTCTTTCTACCTGTGCTTTCAATGCTGCGTTTTCTGCTTCTAATTCTACCTTAGTTTTACTCATTTTTCTTCATCTCCTGTAGAATTGCTTCTTGTGTCCCCATCATATCTTTCAACGTCTCATTCAGACGGTCTAGTGCTAGATTTCTATCCAAATTAACACGTCCCGATTCCATCATCGCTTTCGTTATGTGGTTGACGGCATTAACCAATTCATTCCTAATTAGTCTCACTATTCTTTCTTCACTCATTCTTTTTCACCTCAGTTAAACTGCTCCTGTCCAGTGTTACCACCGCTTACTCTACGGCGGATTCTTCTTGGGTCTGCATAGACACCAAAGACAGTGAGTTTCGGATTTCTTTCTCCATCTCTTACAGACATACCGATTCTACCGATTACGTAGACAGTTGACTTTTCAGCCCATTCAATTTCGGATACATCATCACGAGCAATGAACGGCTTTGAGTTATCGTGGCAAGCGCTACTAACCCAGCAAGCAACCTCAGATGAGTTACTTTGTCCGTATTGACTTTGTAGAGCAACCGATGTTAGATTGAATACGTAATTTCTACCGGACTCGTCATACTCAGTTTCTCTAGGTTCAGTGGAAAGTCGTGTAACTGTACCCTTAGTGATTACAATAGGACCAGCCCTACCTTGCTCTCCGTTTATCTCAAAGGTACGAGAGCCTGATTCGTATGCTTCTTCTAAATCCTCAAGAGGTGCATAGAAAGGATGCATATCAGGGTTCACCAAGAAGCGACCGGGGTGAAGGAACTTCTTCTCATCTTCACCAACGAAGTCGTAAGTGTATTCAATAGAATCCTCAAAACCAGCGGAAATTCCAAGAATATCCTTGTATGCATCAGGAGCATTTTCGTTTGGTGGTCTAACGAATATCTTACATGGCTCACCAATTTTAACTTCGATATTAGTAGCGTCTCCTACACAATCAACACGCCACATCTTGATATCTTGCTCAAACTTATCTTCTTCATTACCTAGGAAATAGTAATGCCTACCCATCAAAGTAGAAGGCATTGGACGACCAGTGGATGAACCCACCAAACAGATGTATTGACCGTCTGCTAGGAATCCAAGTACAGGAGGTTCATCTACTGGCTCTACTGTGTCAATAGAGCCGTTTGCTGTGGTAATCTTCCATGTGTCGCCATTCTTTTCGTAAACACCAATCCTACCACCATCAATGGCGGCATTTGGGTCTCTTGTGAAATCAATCGCTGCACGATTCCTCATGTTTTGTCTGCGGTCTCTCTTTGTACCATCTACACCGATAAAGCAACCTACAAAAGTAACAGTGTTAGCACCGCCACCCATTGTTGCTCTTCGGGTTTGTACTAAGATTTGTTCCGACCAATCAACAAGTAGGTCTTCATCTTCATCAGCCCAATCTTCACAGCCATATTCGTCTCGGATAGAATCAAGATAGAATTTCTCTACCTTCTCTATGCTCTCTCCAACTCTCTCGCTGTGCATTTTCAGCCGTAGCATTACCCCTTCGGGTAGCGTTTTACCGCCACCCTCACGAGCAAAACCGGCTACTTTCGTTTCTTCTTCTTCCATTTGTTCATATTCATATTCGTCTGTCATTTTATCATCATCTCCCGCCTAAGTTGGGCTACGAAACAATCCATGAATGCGGCATCGCTGTCCGGCCATTCATAGATTCGACTCATCATATCTCCGTAAACTGCAAGAACACTCCACAGTTTGCTGTTACCATCTTCGTCTGAAATATCAAAGAATGTTGAAATGTTGTTGTAAAAAGACCGCATGATAAAGAAGCGGTCACGTCCTAATCCTAACGCTTTATGGAAACCGATTCTCATCTCCATCCACTCGTTATCTGTGCTGGCAATAGCCGCATCGGTTATGACATCTAATTCAGAAACCTTTTTTTTTAATGCTCCTATTTCTTGAGGTGTGCTTTCCAACACATTAACACAAGAGCGCAAATCTCCACCTAACATATGTATTAGTCTAGGGAAATGCTGTTGCCAGTCCTCTAGGATATCTTGTGAGACATTGACTGTTTTACATACATTGGAAAGGTGTATTGCTCCTTCTTGTGGTGAAAGTGGTTTGAAATTGTATATCGAACATCTGCTCTTTATTGCTGGTCTAATCTTCTCAACATTGTTTGCCGTGAGAATGAATAAACAATTACCAGCGTGGTTTTCAATAATCTGTCGAGCAGCGTCTTGGGCGGCTGATGTCAAACCATCGGCTTCGTCAAGTAAAACCACTCTTCTTTTTGCCCCAAGAGGTCTACTTGATGCTAAGGTTCGCAATTCAGTTCTAACAAATTCAAGACCTCTATCATCAGAAGCGTTTGTTTCAACAAAATTCACTGGGTCAAAAAAGTCGCCAAGCGCGGAACGAGCAATGATTCTTCCGGCAGTAGTTTTCCCTACTCCGGGTGGTCCTTGAAGGAGAATAGCATCAGGCCACTCTTGTTTGGCTTCCCAAAGCCCAGCCTCGTCAACAAATTCCTTCTGTCCAACTAGTTGACCTAGGTGGATTGGTCGTGTAATTTCATTCCATGCCATGTGCTTCAACCTCATTTATTGTTTCCTTTAAATACCCCAACTCAATATTATCGAATTCTTTTGCCCATTCTACTATACTATCGAATGTTTTTGGGAAGGGATTGTCTAATACAAATTTCAGTTGTTTAATTCCTAATTGGTCGGATAACTTATTTTCTAAATTGGCTTTTTCTATCAAAGAAAACCACATCTGAATTTCTTTTTTGTTGTGGTATTCTTCCTTGAGTGAAATACCTACTGTCTCTAATTGCTCTTCAACCAATTCTAATAATCCATCTCTAGGCTTTGCGAATAGAGTTCTCCACCAAATGTATTTTCGTAGCCTAAAACCAGTCGGGGTTTGAGTACTCCTAGTCATACTAGCGTGAAATTTCAAGTCGCTAATGATGAACCCAAGTGCAAATGACCAATCATCCATCTATTCATCATCTCCGAACATTAAATCTACTATTTGTGTGATATCAGATATCCCCAAGTCGTCACGAACAGCGACAAGGAGAGGGCTTTCGATGTTGATTGGTTCATAAGTTATTCGTGGGGTCACCACCTCTACCGCTATACAATCGGTATCGGACACGTTTTCCCAAGTATCCTTTGGAATGAAACCAGTTCTTCTCTTGATAGAAAATAACAACTGTGGTGTTAAATCATCGAAGGCTTCCATTTCACCCACGATGACGTAATCATCTAGACCATCAAGTGCTGCTACACGAATAAATAAACGACCTTCGTTTTGTTTCACCTGTTGTAATCTGAATATCTTGCGAGCCATAGATGTCATCAAAGTGTACCCCCCTTCACTAAATGGTTCGTATGCTGAAAAATTCGGGAAGCGTATTATTTCCTCGTCATCTAATACTGTAACTAAACCACTCCAGTGTTCAATTTCAGTAGGGAAATGAACCACTATCGGTTCATCTGTAAGACTAGATTGGAATTTCTCTAACCTTTCTTGTAATGTTAATGTAGGATATCTTGGGTATATCGCATCATAAACGTGAATAGTATTATTTTCACCAAGCGCCTCTAAGATAACTGGCCCTTTGATAGACCAATCTAACTTAGGCGCTAGACCTTTCGGTATTAACCGACCAGTTCTATCCCGCCATACGAAACGAGAACCAGTAGGCTCATTTGTGATATGCAACATATTGGTTGCACCTTTGGCTAGTATTCGTTGATAAAAACCACCGTTGTATTTCTTAATTTTGGTAGGGCCATTTTGTGATAGATGTGGAATAAACCTGCGTGGTGTTAATGCTAGTGATGGTTCTTCACTCCATAACACACCTGCACCTAACGATTCAGGGTCATTGAATAACGCCTCTAGTATTTCTTCGGGGTCTTTTACAGCGATGTGTTGTTTCAGAATTCGACTTTGAATAGAAGTATTCTGACTTACGGCATTCAAGAAAGCGGTTTCTCTCATTACTTTTTCACCGATAATGAATCTCCAAAACAAACGGGCTTCGATTTCATCGAGAAGGCTCGTAATTTCAAGTAAGCCGATTGCGCCATCTTTGAGGCTCTCGGCGTGTTGGATAGCCTCAGATACTTTCCAGTCTCTAGAGCCGCTTACGTTGCTTTCTAGGGCTAAAACTCGCCATGTTTCACGCTCACCCACCACATCAGCGATAACATCTACGAAAACACCGAATTCTTCGGCTGCTAAATTATGTAAATCGCCCTTGGTAATAATTTTTCTTTGCGGGCAAAACAAGTGATACAATTCTAGTGCATCTTTGTAATTATCAATTGATGATAGTACTTGTCGCTTATCATTACCAAGAAGGAGAGATTCATGTAATCTCGCTGCTAACGAGAATTTCATTATTCCTCACCATCGAAATCTAAAACCCAAAGTTCCTCTTTTCCGTTATTAAGAGTATCATAAACAAATCCAGTTTTTCCTCTTTTCTCTTTTCCGATTGTTGCCATAAATTTCATTATTCTTCCCCGCTTATTGTGTATCCTTCATAACCATCTTCATCTATTTTTGTAGGAGGGAAAGTTATAGGAATTTGCTTTTCAGACTTCCAGTTATAATTACATACTGGACAACGAGAATTGAATCGGTTTTTACCGCAGCATTCCTGTAAATGGTATCGCTTCCTTTTACCAATCATTACAAGATGACCATCAACATGACCCCAAACAGGTACAATTGTGTAATTAGTATATTTCCCAAAATGGAAACCGTCATCAATTTTCTCTTCCCTACTAAAGTCGTACCATTGGTTTAGATGCTCAATTTCATGAACTAAATCTAAATGTGAATTAGTACAAGTGGTGTGTCTGTTGGGGCATTTTCTTTTCGGTTTTGGGTCTTGAATAGCACGTTGCCTAAAACCACACTCAGAACATTCAATGTGCCAAATTTTCATTCCTCTCTACTCCGCTCTTCTTGTTCTAACTCATCTTCGACTTCGTTTACAAACTCAACGAGTCTAGGTAGAATCTCCTTCAATTGTTCTACTGTTAATCTAACTCCATGTCGGGTGGGTTGGTGTTTTCCATCTTGCACATTGATTATGCGTAGGTCTAACCAAATCTTCTGATAGTAGTCAATGCGCCTAGCCAGCACATCTCCCTTACCATTCATCCACTTTCCTTCCATACTAGGACTTCGCCAAATGTTTTCTTCTCCCATTATTCACTCACCCCTCTCGACACCGGAAACCCATACTCCCCACTCACCGACCATTTCCAATCCCTCTTGGATTTCGTCATCGGTTATGCAGTTAGCCTCAACATCGGCCTTCGTTATCTTCGATGCGTAAGCATATTTGTTCTCCATTGTTCGATAACATGATGCCTCAATCAAAGCCAATTCTTTGTCCTTTCTTGTAAGTTCCAAACGACATACAATGTTCCTAATTTCTCTTTCCATTTTTCTATCTCCTTTTACCAATACGTTGCTGGTTGATTTCTGAATCTAACAGGTTTGAAATCTGTTTCTTCTCCGACCTCTAAATCATCAAGTTTGTAATCACTCCAATGTGTAATTCGATGACGAGCGATTTCGACATATTCTTCTTCCATGTCTATCCCAATGAAATCGAAGTTTTCCATACAAGCCGCTATTCCAGTTGAGCCACTTCCCATAAATGGGTCAAGTACTGTTCCATTCTTAGGAGTCACAAGACGACACAAATAGGTCATCAGACTGATGGGCTTTACCGTTGGATGATTGTTCTTTGATGTGTATGCAGCGTTATTGGTTCTATCATTAGTAATAACTCCATCTTGTATTCTATTCCTCAAACCAAAATCGGCATATTTTTCCTTATCCTCTAAAGATTCTAAACCACCATGCCTCTCAGCCTGTGATGGCTTGGCACAATAGAAGAATCGTGATGCACCGCCTGTTCCATAATGTATTTCTTGGCGTTCAGTATCATTAGCACCTGAAAATGGGTTGCCTTTGCTTAACTTTGGTGCGTGTCCGGCACTCAATTCGCCTGTTTGCTCGTCAAGAATCTCGCCCGCTTCCTTATCCATAATCACATTCGCAGGGAATCTTCCTGTGGTGATTTCACCATCAAAATCCTTCTTCAAACCACTTTCATAAACAGTATTCTTGTGT